CTTCTACCGAAATATTGATTTTCATTTCTGGAATTCTAAGATGATTAGCCAAATTGTGCTTTTTAGCATCTTTTGATGTAAGATACCAATCTGCATGTCCACGTTCATGAATTATGTCAAGAAAATAGCTTTCTTTCTGGCCACAATTTTTAGAAAGTAATTTAAAAACAAGGGTATTTAGCCTATCAGTTTCATCAGCATCGGCCTTCAAATCCTCTACTTTACCATATTGAAAGCTAGAAACTTCATGAATCATTAGGGTTGCGTTCGGGGCAATAAAGCGAAATCCTTCTTTGCCAAAGCCAAAAAGTATAGCTCCTGCACTCATTGCTTTTGATTCACAAACAGTAGCAACAGGCAATTTTGAATTTTGGATTTCAGCATACAGGGATAAAAGACTGTAAACTGATCCTCCATAACTGTCAACTACAATAGGGATTACGTTTTGGCCTGTTTCATGGGCTTTTGCCATGTTTTCGGCAAATTTTTCTACCGTTTCTTCATTAAATTTATTAATTCTTATGACAACTGGCGGCTCAATTAAATCGGCATAATTCTTAATTTTAATTTTTGGATCAACATTTAAATATTTAAGCACTTAGATTATCTCCCAAATATTATTTTCTGAAATAAACCGTTCTTCTTGACGTTTAATTAATTCAGAACGAGCTTTTTGTAATTCTTCAATTAACGCTTGCATCATTATAGGATTATCATAAATTACTTTATTTTTCAAGCCCTCTATAGAAACACCCTCTGAAATTAATTTAATTTTAATCATATTAGTCCTTATTTTATAATACACTCATCTTTTTTATCTATCCCTAAAGCCGTCTTGATTTTTTCAAGATCAGTATATAAAATAGTAACTTACTTATTTTGGTATTATAAAAATGATAGATGCAACAAAAATCACAAACTATAATCTTGATACTTATGGATTACAGCAGCATATTCTTTTCTGGATTTGTGCATCAGGGAAAAACGGGGTTACTGCTGCTAAATCCCTTCATGGTCTATTACAAATACTAAAATATAAATGTAATATTGATACATTCCCTATAGTTAATGATTTGTCTCCTTTTGAAATGATTAAGCAGCAAAAAAGACATCTTGTTTATTTCATGAAGGCAGCAGGGATCGGATGTTATAATTTAAAATCAAAGACTTTTTTGGATTTAGCTTCTAGCAATCTTGATTTAAAGAATTGTACTTCTATTGATTTAGAGAACATTAAAGGAATTGGTCCCAAGACAGCGAAGTGTTTTATCATTCACACTCGGCGTGATGCTAAGTGTTCTGGTTTGGATAGACATATATTAACATTCTTAAGAGATAAGGGGTATAATGCTCCCCTTAGTACGCCTTCAAGTAAAAAAGAATATGGTCGTCTTGAACAAATATTTCTAAATTTAGTACCTAAAGATAAAACAATAGCTGAGTTTGATTTGAGTATATGGCTAGAATACAGAAGTAAGTAATAGATCAATCATGAAATTTAGTTTTTACAATTTTTCTCATTTTCTAGCCATTCTAGAAACTTTCTATACACTACACTATATGATTTTCCCCATATAATTCCATGAAAATCATATTCTTTTTCCCAGGATAAAACATGACTTATTTCATGAAGCAGCACGTCGATGGCATAATATTCAGGTAATTTTTTTTCAATTCTTATTAAAAACTTATTATTTTTAAATCTACAATCCCCATCAATTCCATTAGGAAGAGATGCTCTTTTTACTTGAATATTTAACAAAGGATTTAATGTTGATTTAAGAAACTTTGAAAGTTTATAGAATCTAATAAGCTTCATTAATTATATCTAGATTGTTTGATTTGTTCTTTTTACAACATCATGCACAATTACCGTTTGAAGATTAGGCCATTGAGTTTTTAAATTTTTACCAAGTTGCACAAATTGATTTATATGATCCTCTCTATCATCCCAAATTTCCAGGATTTTTATATTATTATTCATTAAATGACTGTCAATAGCAAAGGCTTTATATGAAAAAGTATCATTGCCTTTAGGATATCCTGATTTTTTTACCAAATTGAGATGATTTTTAAAAAAATAATCATCTGCGGTAATACCATAAGCTTGTAAAATTTCTTTTACTCTAGGTTCCATTTTACTGTGCCGTCCAGTCATAACAACAACATGTGTAGTTGGATCAGCCTTATCTCTTTGTAAAGCTTGAAACACTTCCTGATTTAATTTGTCGGGAGTCGGTTCAAAAATAGGAGATCGCAAAGTCTCGTCTCTCCCATACCAGCCAACTCTCCTAAATTTAGGATCGAATCCATGTTTTTCTGCTGTTTCTTTATCTGGAATTTTCCAAGGCTTTCCCCCAGCTTCATATTTTGGAATTCCTTCTTCGGGAGTTGGAGTATTAACCAAAGTGTTGTCGAAGTCAAAAAATAACCAGGCGAGTTTTGCCTGACCCCACTTCCTCAAAGAATTTTTTAAAGTTTAACATATATTAGTTACGTTTTCTATTTAAATTTCCTTCATATAGAATCCCATTTATTGTCCGTGTAGTTGCCCACATTGGACGCAAATTATTTAACGCATTAACTATTTTTACATTTGTATTGGGGTCAAACGTGTGAACTTGACAAATATGATCGACATGCCATTCTTTTCCATAATTCTCCCAAGACATTTCAGGAGTCCACAGTTTTTCTAAATGCACTTTTAGTTCCTCTGCATTATATCCTAACATTTCATATGTAGAATTGATTTTGGCTTGCTTTAACTTAAGCAAAGCAGTCCTTAATAAACTTCTCCATAAAACAATATGTTTATTTTTGTTTTTCCAATTTATTGATGCAGTATTTCTTTTAAGTTTAAATTCAGGAGATTCTTTGTTATCTTTATAAAATTTATTGGCTCTTGTCTTAATTTTTTCAGCGTTGTTGGCATAATGTTTTGTTTTATATTCCTTTACTATTTGTGGATTTTTGACAGCCCTTTCCCTAGACCTTTCTATGGTTATTTCCTTGTTTTCTAAATACCACTCATGCTGTCGAACTTTAATTTGGGGTTTATTAGCCTTAAGTTTTTTACATTCTTTGCAATAAGAATGAAATCCTTTGCCTCGTCTATGAAATTCAGTAACAGGTTTTACAAACTTACAAGAAGCACATGATTTTTCCATGTACTAATTTAGTAATTTTCCTTAAAAGAAAGATTCATTTGGCTTCCTGAGATTATTTTTGAATTTTTCAGTTTCAATATGCCTTATAGCATCACCAAATTCTACTCCTTGTGGAGTTTTTCCAAGATGCGATACTATATCAGGATTAACAACCCTATTGCCAAATTCATCTTTGACATAACCTTTTGTGTCCATCTTGTGATCTGCAAATGTATCAACTGCATCTTTATTATGCTTATTCATTTCGCCCCATTGTTTTACCAAGCTAGGCACGAGACTAGTACGATCCATTCCAGATTTCATATCATAAAATCCACCTTTACCACGTTCCTCTTTCATGCCGTGGAAAAACTCATCATCGGCTTTTCCATGCTTAGAGAACCAGCGATGAAGTTTAATTAAATGCACAATGTCATTAATTTCATTATTTTGCCAAGTACCTTTAGCCAACACTTCTTTTACATCTTCTGGTTCATTGAATCTTAAAATCCAAGCGATAGCTAATCTTTTTTCTTTTTTGTCGCTAAAGTCCTTATTCGTGTCCAGTTTGAAAATCATATCTGGAAATACTCTGTTTAACAAACCTAGTTGTTTATAAAATTTAATATATTTGACAGCATCAATATCTGGATGCTCTAGTCCTTTAATAAATTCATCTCTAATACGTTCTTCACTAACTGATTTAAGGTCTTTAACTTCTTCAATAGCCTTTTTATATTCATCTGGAATCTTTTCCTCTTTGCCATATCTTGCTAAAAATCTAACATATCTCAAAGCTCTAAGTTGATCTTCTTCGAGGCGATCTTTTGGATTGCCGATAAATCTGACTTGTCCTTGTTTTAAGTGATGGATGCCGCCATGTGGATCAAGCAATTTATTGTTAGGACCATCTGGATTTGTCAATGGAATATACATTGCATTGATTGTCAAATCTCTTCTAGATGAATCTTCTTCTAAAGAAGGTGTAAATTCCATTTTATCTGGAGTCCTTCCATCACCTGATTTGGAATCTTTTCTAAAAGTAGCAATTTCAAATTCTCGACCCTTGCTACCAGGAGAAAGCTTGATTCTAGCACCAATTACGAATTCTCTTCCAGACCGATCCCAACCTTTTGCATAAAATATCTTACTTTTATCACCACCTTCTTCAAGTTTATCATATTTTTTATCTAGAGTCATATGTTTGCCAGTTTGCGGTTTGACCTCAGTAAACCCAGCGAACTTAAGAATTGATCTAATTTCATCTGGAGTTGCTTCAGTAGCAAGGTCATAATCTTTTGGTTCTTGATTATTTAAATGTGCAACAGTTGCGCCACCTACTAACCTTAAGGTTTTCTTTTTCATCTTAGGTTCAACTTCACCACTTTTATCCATAGTTGTAGTATGATTAGGATAACCAACTGGTATATTTGGACTATCTTCAAAGGCTTTTATTAAAATTCTCAAATCAGGATGATTCTGCCTGTCTACAATGAAAGGCTTATATGGAGAATCATCACTTAATTTAAGTTCTGATGCCACATGCTTTTCTTCTTTTTCTTCGCCTTCTCTAAACATCAAATATTCTGAAAAATTTTTCATGATATATATTTATGGTCTAATTCCTAGTTTCCAAAGGATAATCCCGCCAATAACAATAACAATTATATTAAATGCTATACTTATTAAGTTTTTCCATTTGTCTGTATAGTTAAGAGTCAGTACTTCCATTACGGCAACTTTTTGTTGAAGTTGATTAAAAAGTTTCATTCCTTGTTGTAATTCTTTAACATCTGCCGTTAAAACGGAAATATCTTTATATACACCATTCTTATTTTCTAAAATACTAATTCTAGAAGTTATACTTTCTTGACGTTCTATTAACTTATCAATTCTGTCATTTAGATCGCTATAAGTTTCTACAAGATTCTTGACACGTTCATCAATACGTGAGGTTAAATCATACATCATTTTCATAGAATCTGAAACTTCACAATAGAATTTGTCTTCCATGAACTTATATATCATATAATGAACGAACATAATAAGCAATTGGAAGAAAAAGAACCATCGGAGTTAATGGTTCCAGAAACTAAAGAGGTATCTGAGTTAGTGCCGCCAATGAATGTTAATTTGCCCGCTCAACAAACCCAGCAAAGCACAGAGCTTTCCAATCTAGTCCCTGATGAGAATTTAGTAGGAATGTTCGGAGAAATTATAGACGATTTAAGAAGCAATGAAAAAGAAATTGATGGATTAATTAATAATTTTTCAGAAATGGTTATGCATGAAGGGGATGCTACTAGTGCCAGTAAAGAAGCATTAGTTAATTTAATAAAAATTAAATCAGAATTAGCTGATAAAAAGACTAAAGTGGCAGATTTAATGACAAGAATAAAATTAAAATCCAGAGATACGTTCCCTCTTTATTTATCAGCAAAACAAGAAAATAGAATTACTATAGATAAGAGGCAAATTATAAAGGACACAACAAAAAACGAAAAGAGTCATTAAAGTTAAGTCCATTTTTAACTCTATTTTTCATATAACAAATAGCATGTCCTTTCCTGCCCCAATTCATATAAAATGTAGCCAAGGCTTCTTTAAATATCAATTTTAAATTATTTTCATCTATTAGTAATGATTTATGCGAACTACTAAATTCAGTATACTTAATCATTGATTTTTTATATTTGTATCCTTTGACTTCTACCCATAAATTCAGCGTAGGCAGATAAAAATCTGGAATATACCAAACTTTTAATTTTCCAATGATTAATTTAAATTTTCTTGGCTCATATTTAAATGGAATATTGAGGTGTTCAAATGCTAGTGCTATAATTAATTCAAATCCTGATCTATAGTAAATGCCCTTGTACTTTAATTTTTTAATATTTTTTCTGCCTTGAATGCATCCACATGATCTAATTGTATTTCTTCTTAAGTGTTTTCCATCCACAATAGTCATTGCATTACAATTATGACATTTACATTTCCAACGGGCTTGCCCAGATTTAGTGGAGCCTGCTCGACCTATAACTTCTAAATATCCAGATTTTTTGCCAATCATATCAATGGCAAGTTCGCCTTTCAAACACCCACAAGATTTTGTATTTCCAGAGAGTAAGTTGTTACTTTTTACAGTTATATTATTACCACAATTACACCTACAAAGGAAAATAAGGTTCTTTATACATTTAATAACTAATAATCTACCATATTTTTTACCAATCTTGATTTGTATACAATGTCCACAAGATGTGGTGTGACCATTTTGCAAATTATTACTATAAGTTACAACTTCATTGCCGCAACTACACTTACATAAAAAACAAGAAGTATGGCCTTTATGTTTTTCGTATTTTAATACAATTAACTTGCCAAACTTTCTACCAGATAAATCTTTATAAAACCCTTTTTTCGGCATGAAAGCATTGTCATAAATTATTTTAAAAATAGCAATGCTAATTTATTAAATTGGAAAGTAAATAAGATATGGCAACTATCAATTTAGAAGATTGGCTCTTTCATGAACAAGGAGCGTATGGCACAGGTACAGACACAATGGATACTCCAGGTGGACCTCCAACATCTGATCCTAATATGGGAGGCATGGCAGTAGCACCTTCCCCCGGAGGCGATCCAAATATAACAAATCCAGCGAAACAAATGGCAGGATCAGCGAAAGAAAAAGACCCTAACCAGGAACTCCCTGATGTAACCAATGATCCGCAAACTCCTGACATGCCAAGTGATTCAGAAAAAGAATCTCTTGATTTTGAAAGATGGAAGAAAAATTTCATTGTTGAATCTATTAAAGGAGATGTTCAAACAATGAAAATGGCTCTTATGGACGTAAGGGATCGTGAATTAGATACTTATCAACATAAATTTGTTGAAGATAACTATCAGATTATTCTTTTAAGAGAATCTTCAAACATAGAAAAAGCTTCAACTGAGCTTAGGAAAGAAATAAAGAGCAATTTAGATCAAAATAATCCAGCCAGTTCAATTGTTAATCACATGATAACAGTATTGCAAAAACAACCATTGCTTAATAATTGCTTTATAAAAATGACTGGTTTACTTGGCTCAAAGTCTGATGCTCATCGTAAATTTATTGCTGGGTTGACTGGCAGTGTTCAAGTAGGTAATGGAGCCATCAATGAAGATTTAATTTTAAATGAGAAAGAATATTCTGCTCGTATCTCTACAAGATTTAATTCAAGATTTGGTGAAGTTCATATAGGACAGTGGTGTTTAAGAACTGATGATCCAGCTAGATATTTAAAGCCTCCAGAGCTTAAAAGATTAGAGGATGGTTCTCCAGAAGAAAAAGACGTTCTTAGAAGAAGAATAGTCATGGAATCAATAGCCGACACCTTTAAGACTAGAGCTTTCATTATTAATGTGGTTGGAACAGATGGCACGATCTATACTTTAGGTTGGGATATTGCTACATCTTTAAAAGAAGCTTATACAGAAGGCAAATTAGTAGTTAGAACTAAAAGTGATGATAGTAGTGAGGCTATGATTACTGATGACGGAGAAATCGTATCATTTGCTGAAATCAAGATAATGTATATCCAAAATACAAGAGAAGTTGATGAAGAAGGCAAACCAGAGAAAAAAGAAATAGAATTTATATCATCCAAATATGGCCAATTGTTCTTAACGGCACAGCTTCCGATACTAAGAGAAGCTTCTACTTCATTCCAAGGTATAATTTTAAAAGAAATGCCGTGGCAAGGTAATCCTAGCGACCTATTAACCCTTAGAAGGTGTGTCCCAAGTTTGCTTGAATTGTTATTAAGAACTTGTTAATCTATGGTATGAATAAAATAAATCAAGAAACAGCACAGCAAATAATAGATTTGTATGTTGGAGGGCAAACCTATAAAGGTCTTGCTTCGAAGTTTAATTTGTATTTTTCCACGATTGCCAAAATAGTACATGGAAAAATTTGGAAACAATGTGTAAGACCAAGCAATATTAAAGAGATTACAAATCAAAGACAAAAAGAAACAGAATTTAAAATAGGCAGGATGGAACAATTACACGCCAGTTATCCTCCTTTAACAACTTATCAAAAAGATATAATTAATGGCTCTTTGTTAGGAGATGGAACCATTAAAAAATTTGATGAAATTCATCCAAATTCAAATTTCTGCAAATTACAATGTGCAAGATTTAAAGAATACACTGATTGGCACTATGAAGTTTTAAAGCCTTATAGTTCTTGTATTGTGAAACATTCTCAAGAAATCGAAGGAAGAATCTTTAAAGGATTTGCTACTATCACACACCATCATCCAGTTTTTACAGAATATAGAAAAAAATGGTATCCAAATGGAACAAAGATCGTTCCCGAAGATTTAGAATTAAATCCTTTAATTATAGCAATATGGTTTTTTGATGATGGAAACAACTCCTATAGTAAAAGACAGGTTAGGTTTTACACTCAAGGATTTCAAGTAGATGAGGCTGATTTTTTGGCAGAAAAACTAAAATGTTTTGAAATTAAGTCTAGTGTATTAATAAGAATTTCACGTAAAACAGGGAAGAAACAACCGTACTTATCTGTAAATGGTCCAAGTTACGACAATCTTATTAACTTAATTGCTCCGCATTGCAAGTGGAAATGTTTTGAATATAAGGTTAAACACAGAAAAGCTATTAAACAATGGGAACAAGATCAAGTCAAGTTATCAGAAGATAAAGTCAGAAAAATATTTTTACTTAAAAAAGATTATACAAATAAAGAAATTGCCAGGAAATTTACCGTACATCACGGAACTATATCAAGAATTATCAATGGCGGGTCTTGGAAGCATCTCAATTTAGCAAATAAATAAAAATATAATTTCATACATATAAACATGAAACCTTTTAAGGCATTTATAGATCATAAACATCGAGAATCTAGAAAACAACTTAAGCTTATTGAGAAAGTGCTAGAATCTCAAGGAATGCAAGTTAAAGATTTTTTAAAAGAAGACGATCCATACATCTTTATTTTGAACCCTATTAAAGAAGCTGGGTTTGATGGCATAAGATTATATAAAATTGGCGAAACCATTGCATTTAGGGTTCAAAAGAGAGAGAAGACACATCCATTTGGTGCAGCTTATGAACTTCCTGTAGAAGAAATGTTTGATGATATCTTGACAGATGTAAGAAATCCAGAAAAAGCTGGCAAAGAAGTAATTAAATTTGTCACTGAAGAAGTCAAAAGATTTTTTAAGAAGAGTGCTGAAGCGGCAGAGCAAATCAGAGGCAATATTAACTTCGATAATGACCAACAGCCTTGGAATAATAAGATAGTAATGCGCACAAATGAATTGGGTATTGACTTTGCAAATATGGTTTACACAAAAGGCTAAATTATACTACATAAATCTAAATGGCTACAGGAGAATTTAAACTACCTCCCAATTTAGAACCTTTATTCACTACTTTAAAAGGTCAAGATAGAAGAACATTAAAAACAGTAGGTAAAGGGTCCGTTATTACTTTTAATTATATTGGTCAAACCAAGTATAGGATACATGATCCTTATCCTATGATTATAGTATCTGATATTTTTAATGAGATGATCCGTGGGGTTAACCTAAATTACCTCACGTTACCTTATATGAAAGGCTTAGTTGTATCGTATGCGGACAATCCAAGATTCTCGTATACATATATAAAAGGAGATCAATATATAGTAGGAGCCTTTCGAAGCTACAAACGTGCCGGTATTAGTCAGTTAAGAATACTCGATACTGGATTTCTTCGTGATTTGTTAAAAGTAGTGAGATCATTAGAGCCAGGAGAAATTGAACAGATGCGAGCGCAAGTAGAGAGATTATTACAAGAAGGAATTAATCAGCCTCCAGCGCAAGAGGGGCCAGAAATTAAATAACTATGGAAGCCCGTGATGGAATAGGTCGAACAGTTAAAATGCAAGACAATTTAACTGTCGAAGATTTAGTAAAAGCATTAGATCAAAATGAAATCAGTGTCAAACCTAATGAAGCTGAATTAGAGATGGTCCGTAAACAAGAAGAATACAACAAAACAGGAGACATATTAAAGAAACATTTAGAAAAATTAGTCAAACAATCTGAAGGGCAACAAAAAGCCATAGACAAATTAAATGATAAGTTAGTTGAGGCTATGAAGCTCAATGAACAATACAGAGATAAAAAAGATAAGCAGACCCCAGAAGAAAAAGAATATTACAAGAAGGCTGTTAAAAAAGGTAGCATTTATGTCCATGATGAAGGGACACATAAATTATTAGAACAAATGATTCCTTTGTTGGGCGGGAAGGCTGCTGGAAATATAACTGGTGTTGCAGGATCATTTTCATCAGACCTTCAAAAAACTCTGGAACTGTTGAATAAAGTAGCAGTAAGTGGAACTCAGTTAATTGATAGTGTCACACTAATAAACAGAAAAGGCGAACTAGGAACAGGCACAGGGAATATTCCAGGAATACCTGCCCCACCGAATCCTGACCCTGAAGTATTAAAAGATATTGAGAAAGATAACAAAGCAAGCAAGGGAGTTTTTTCTGCCATGTTAGGTTGGTGGAAAAATTGGGGGAAAAAAGGAAATGATAAAGATAAGAGTAATCATGAAGATTTAAAAAAGATTTTCGGCATGGATATTGGCACAAGAGCTAAAGAGAAATTTAGAAGTGTTGGAGCTACACTTGTTTCAGAAAAAGCAGGGGGAGTCGATGTAGCCGACAAATTAATACGTGCAATGAATTTAGAAAGATTAATTGGTGGAATATTTAATATTACTGGAGCCGTCATAGGAAAAGCATTAACGGCTTTTTTGCCGGAAGTGTTTAACAAAATTAGTAAAACAGTTGGTAAATTTTTTGGCGGTATTGCAGAAACAAGTGCAAGCATATTCCTAGAACCTCTTAAAAAACAACTTGAAACATATAGTGACATAAGACAAGTAATAGATCAGACAACCAGAGGATTAGGTCTAAACAATAAAGAAATTGAAAGTGGGTCTATTGGTATAAAAGAAATTCGTGAAACGGGACAAGATATAAATACAATACAAAAAGAATGGATCAAAAACTGGAAAAGAGGCATTCAAGAAATAGGAAAGACAAAGAAAGTTTTAACAACCGGCTTATCTACAGCTTATTTAATAGGATCAAGTGCAAGTGAAACTTCTGATATGTTCTCAGATTGGCATCAAAACTTAAGACTATCAGTAGGGGATTTAGGCATTATGGGTAGAGGTTTAGTAGAAATATCTAAATCTACAGGAGTTACTGGAGACAATTTACTTAGAGTAGCCAAATCTGCCGGACAATTAATGCAGAATATGAAGGACGCTGGAACCTTTACTACGTCTTATGGGAAAATGATAACCAAAATTCTAGCTGAAGCTTCAAAAGTAGGGGCAGAAGATATAGGCAAAGAAGTTCTCCAAATGATGCAAGGAGGACTAGCTTTTGGTGGAGGAGATGAAAGTTTAAAAAGATTTATGACTATGGGTGCTGGTGCTGTTGGTCCTGCTGGTGGCATGTTGACAGATAAGTTATTTAAAGGGCAAAAATTATTACCAGAGGAAATGAAACAATTAGCTACAGGCATGGAGCGAGTTATTCAAGACATGATTGATGATATAGCACCAATTGGAACAAATTTCAAAAATTTAAACGAGCAGCAAAGGGAAGACCTGAATTTTCAAATGAAACTTGCTTTTGGGGAAAAAATTAAATCAGAGAAAATGCTTGCCTTCATAGAATCTATGAGAAAAGGATCAAAAACTTTCGCTGAAACCTTAGAAGACTTAACTAAGGAAGGCGAGAAAAATATTTCGGCAGAGAAAACAAAGCAAATAGAACAAGAAAAAAGTAATCTTATTACAAGTGAATCTTTAGACCTTTTTTCAAAATACAATGACTTACTTCAAACAGAAGGACCAAATGCATTAAAAAAATTCATGGAAATGCCAGGAGTGAAAGAAAGTTTAACAGCCTTAAATGTAAAAGGCACAACAGAGCCAGAAGTTTTAAAAGGATTATTACAACCAGTAATTAATAATTTGAACAAAAAAATTACATCCGATCCAAAATTATCAAAAACCATGAAGCCTTTCGATAGTAATGTCATAAAAGATGCATTAGATAAAGGTGCTAAAGGCATCGAAGACTTATTTGAAAATATAAACGAAGTTCAAAACCAGATAATTATACAACAAAAAGCCAATCTCGATCCAGTTAAAGCTCTTGAATTTGCGGTTAATCAGTTATCAGGATCAGTTCAAGAATTGGCCTCAAATTTAACATCAAAATTTCACGAGTCACTCACAAAACTAGTAGTTAATTTGGACAATTTAATCACAGCATTTACACGTTTATCAGATGAAACTAAGACAGTAATAGGATTATTAGTTGGTGGAGGCGGATTGGTTTTGGCGCTTGCAACAGTTGCAGGTACAATAAAAAATACAATTGAAGTAATTAAAACATTACGAGGATTAGGAGCAGTTCCAGGAGCAGCAGGAGCAGTTCCAGGAGCAGCAGGAGCAGTTCCAGGAGCAGCAGGAGCAGTTCCAGGAGCGGTTCCAGGAGCAGCAGGAGCAGTTCCAGTTGCCGCAAGTCCGTTGGTTCTTGCTAGCCTCCCAACTGCACTAGCAGGATTATTTTATGTCCTCAAAAAAGGCAATGATGCTACAAGTGAAAGAACAGATGCGTTGATGGCAGAAACCCCTAAATTAATTGCAAATTTAAAGCAACAAAACAAAAACATGGAAAGTAGCGTAGCCAAAGTAAATGCAGATAAAATTAAAGAGGAAATGCAAAACCTTAGTCAACAAACAATAGCTTTAGCAAAAGCTGCGCAGGAAGATATAAATAGTCTCAATAGTGCAAAAGCTAAAGTTGATGATGCATTTCAATCTTTCTTTTCAGCAAAATGGTTTAGGTCTAACTATATGACAGAGAGAGATGCAGAAATTCTTCAGAATCAAATTACACAAGATAGAGTGCAAAGAGAATTAAATGACAGACAGAAAACCCTTGAAGAATCGTTGGCTAGAGCTTCTGCTAGAGAAAACATAGGCAAAACAACAACAGAAATTGGCGAACATGAGAAAAAATTAGCAAATGCTAGACAAGAAGAAAAAGACCTTAATAAATTATTGGCAGAAAAGAGAAAAGAATTTGATAATCGTGGGTTTTTTCAATCCAAGACAGACCTAAGAATAGAAATTAATGATATAAACGCTAAAATTAAAGAAGCTACAGAACTTAGAATTGAAGAAGAAAAACTTGTTGATCTTAAAAAACAAGGTCTTTTAGCCAGTAAAGTAGACTATATGGTTGATGTTGGCGCTAATAAAGTTAAAGGAAAAAACTTAGGTTTATTAGAACAATATTCTGAAATATTTATGAAAATGCGACAAGCCAAAGGAACTGGTTGGGATGCCGCTACAGACCCAGAAGTTCAGCTTATGAATAAACAACTTGGCATAAATCTTGCTGACCTGGAGAAAGAATCTGCATTGCGACAAGAACTTTTTGGCAAAAAAAGTGCCGCTCAAGAATCACTTGGGATAAATAGAAAAAAAATGGAAGAATATCTCAACAAGTGGAAAGATAACAAAGATTGGAATAATTTCATGCGAGCTAGCATGAATGAACTTGGAAATACAAATTATAAAACCTTTGATGAAGCTATTACCAATGCAACTCCTGAAGTAATTGCTAAAGCGCTTCAGGCATATTCCACCGAACGTCCTCAATATACTTTGAACACAGGTAAGGAAATAGCAAATGCACTTATTGAATCACAAAATAGACTTGGAAAAGCAGATGAAGACATAAAGAAATTAGCCGATGCTGGTCTTAAAAAAGACAGTATTTATGTTTATGATACTCATGCTGAGTTAGTTTTAGCCAAAATTTCAGAAAGTATAAACAAGCTATTTGCAACACCAATATTGCCTGGACCTATAGACCCAGAGGCAGAAATAAAAAGAAGAAAACTAGAAGCAGAGGAAAGAAATAAACCTATAGTTATAGAAAATGATGACCTTTCTTCTATAGAAGAAACCAATAGAACAGTTGCAGAAAAAATAGCTATTGTTGCTGATCTCCTAAAAGACATTAAGGAATCCTTAGCTCCAAGAAAAAGATATGCTGGAGATAGTGGCAGAGATGTAAGCGAAGAACCTTATAATGATGGAGTGTTAGATACAGAATGGGTACAGGCAAGATTTGATGAAATGTCTCCTGGACTCGGAGGAGAATACACGGATGGAGCTTAATGAAAGGTAATTATGAGGGCAACTAATTCAGACGGAACCCTAAGAACATTAGAGAGATGTAAAATCATAACCCCCAATGGGACAGTTGACTTAAAAATACTCCCAGATATAAGCGATAGCAAATCGGCAAGTTGGGCCAGTGAACCCATTTTTGGTCGTTCGTCTCCTATGGTAACTTTTAGTTATTCTGATGCTAGAACCATACAGACTGATTTGCATTTTATGATAACTAAATGCACAGACATCAAAGATAATTTAAAGTATCTAAGAATCCTACAAAGTTTAGTATATCCAGGAAAATCCACAGGGGATGTTCCTTTCACGCCGCCTCCTGTATCCAAAATAATTTGCGGACATCTGTTAGCTTCTCAAGGAGATGAAGGGAAGGGATGTACAGATGGCGTATGTGTAATTATGAGAAATTATAATGTAAGATATCCAACTGACGTGGCCTGGGACGAAAATGATCCTAATGGAGTCAGTCCTAGCTACTTGCCATATAGATTTACATTAAGCTGTTCTTGGGAAGTAGTTTATGCTTGCAAGGATTTACCAACTAATAATATGATAGCAAAACAAGCATTAGATTGGTGTGGAATTGTAAAGGTTTAATTATGGCTCTATATACAAGATACGCAAATATACCAGCATCTAGATTTGTTCAACCAACAAGCAGATACGCAAATTCTAAGACTATATTTTACACAGAGGATAAAAAAATAACATTTGATACTTATAAAAGAAAACCTTATGTTGGCGAGGGCAGTTGGCTAGAAATTACAAGTTCTGTTGAATATAGACCAGATTTAGTGTCTTTTGAATTCTATGGTGCCCCTGATTTTTGGTGGAAAATCATGGAAGTGAATGGGATGATGGACGTTTTGCAATTTAAACAAGGAATAAATATATTTTTGCCTAGTAATATTTTTTAGGACATCAAAATGACTGTTTTTTCAACTACGTGTGGGCCTACTATTCCAAATGAAGTTTATTGTTCTTGTAGCACTCCATATATTACTGCTGGAGAGGGTGCGGATGCGGGCAAAACATTCGTTGGAAATTGTAAAACAGGCAATCCAAAAAGTAAATTTTTTGTTAAAGATTCGGTTAAATTAAAAACTTTATTAGCAGGAACAAGAATATCTCCGTGGGCTAAAATAGAATTTATAGAACCTTGTAGTCACTTTTTCATAACTACAGGAAATGAATCTATGGAGTGGCAACTTAAAGGCGAGCCTGTAGAAAAGAATTGTCGTGCTGTAATTAAATCATTCCAATATTCATGGGGAACCACAGGTCAAGGGAATACAGCTAAAGTTATAATTCATGACGAACAAGGAAGCTCTTTTAAGCTTTTTGTAGATAGATTGTTCAAAAACTTACCGGGCGGAGCATTGCCACAACATGGTGTATATAAAGTAGTTGCAACTTGGGGATGGTTTGTTTCTGGAATGAATGGTTGCGATAGTGGCATTGCTAATGACGACCAAATCATATGTAGTCCGCAATGTTGGTTTATTCCAATGGGCGTTCAATCTAGTATCCAAAATGGTAAATTCATATATGAAATAGAGTTAACTGATACTTTGCAAAGAGCACAATACTCAATAAATGAACAAACTATCGGCAAGCCATCTTTTCTTGGTATAACTCCTTTAACATATTTCACTGACGCTGTAGAACAATTAGGAAGAATTTCCAGACCTCAATTTAGAGCAGCATTTAAACAAGTTGATGATAATGGTGTAACTGTGCCGATGAAATTTCATTTACAGTCCGGTACAACTCCAAATAAATTTCATCCAGATAAAGGGCTAGGAAAACAATCGTGGAAAACAGATAGTCGTGACCCTCTTAAAACCATATGTAATTGGTTAAAAGAAGTATTAGCAGAGGGGGGGATTAAAGATCAAGGTCGTGGCATAACAATTAATTACGATCCTACGTATCATTGTAAATATTATGATGGAGCATCTGATAACACTGATAATTATGGAAACCCATGTAAAGATGATAAAATTCCAGCAAACGGACAATTATTGTTTTGGGCCGATCCTCAAGCAGCAACCAATGGAAAAAATTTAAATGTAACTAATAAATGTAAAGCTTTATACATTGTAAATGGCGGTAATTGCTCATCAGTGCTAAGTTTCCAGCCAACAATGAAATGGAATTTTCAAAGTGCCGTAAACGCTGGAGGTACAGCAACAACTAATTCGGGTGAAATGAGAAAACTATCAGCAGACAACCTTCTTAAATCTTTCGGGAATGTTATAAAATCTTATGTCCCCGTTACCGATGACGCCATAGATGCTTTGGGCAAGGAGGCTTTACCATACATATATAAATGTATATCAAATAACCATAGGGCCAATTTTCCTATAGACTCTATAGAAGCCGAGTTAAGAGTCCAAGGCGATCCATCTCTATTTTTATGTACTCCCAGAGAAGGGACTGGAAGAACTGTGGCAATCGTAGTAGTAAACCCCTTTTATCTAGATAGCGCCGATCCGCTCGTCAACCCAAATGATTGTTTGAAATGGACGCAAGGGCCAGGCACAGCATCCACTAATAGTAGCTCTTGCAATGAAATATTAACTAATAGAGCATGGTTTATTAGGTCAGTAGACCATCAAGTAAAAGAAGGGTCATATATAACTACATTAAAAGTATGGTTGCCAGTTCCAGGATCAGAATTAGCAACATTTGGTTCGCCGTTTACTCCTTTAGGCGGCGACGAACTTGGTTATACATTTGATGACCCAACATCAGGTGGCGTACCTATAGGGTATGGGACACAAGAATGTATACATAGATATCCCGTAGGCGGAGAAGCTGTTGATTCACAAGGTTGTGCGTTAATACCTGGCGATGGCGGATCGGAAGGATATGGAGACTTCTGCGATGGCGATCCTCATATACCATAAATAGAGAACAAAAATGAGACAAGAAATTGATAGAATTTGGAATATTATAAGTAGACATGAAAAAAAATTGCGTGGCATGAATGTTAACAAAGCCATCAATAAATTTTTCAAAAGAAAACGAGGATATTTTAGACAACAAGCTCCCCGTGGAGTTCATTTGGCTCTTTGCGTCGATACTCGTGATCCTTGGAAACAAAACAGAGTTAGATTTTTTAGCCCTGCTTTTAATCTTCCTAAAAATGCAATAGCTACTGTTGCTACTGCTCCTACTAGTCCTCAAAGTGTTACTACTAAAATAAGCCAATTAAGATGGGCATCTCCAATATCATCAATGGGAGGATTTGATGATTGTGGGATGACATGGGTTCCGCCTCCAGGATCAACTGTTTGCTTATTATTTCAAAATGGCGACCCAGAGACAGCTTTCTATATTGGCACAACTTGGCATAGAGATAGAGGGCCAGTAAATAATCATAACTGGAACTACGACATTGATGAATACCAAAAAATATTCGAAGGTCATAGGCATGGTTATATGGTAGGAAAAAATGATGAATCTCAAGTTCTACCACCATTTAATACAGATAATTATCAAGGGTATGACCTAGATACTAACTCTGATGTTAACTTAGTGCCAGATGCCCAAACCAAAACAACATGGCCGCACCAATACGGATGGAAAACTCCTGAAAAACATATGGTTCGTATGGATGATGGCGATCCAAAATGCAATCGTCGGTGGAAGCGATTTGAAATAATGTCAAGTATGGGTCATTATTTTTTAATGAAAGACGATCCGTATCATCATTGTGGAGAATGGACTAATCCAAATTGTAAAATATCTTATATAGACATTGTTCCTAGTGTGTGTATTGGAAGTTTTATATCAACTTCCTATATCAGTCCAGTATCTTCAAATATAGTTATCAGTATAACGGATTTGCCTTATGTTTGCCTACAAGGACCAGAAAATTGTCCTACCTCACCAGAAGGATCAATAACTCCTGTAGAAGATGAGTATCTAGGAACGGAATATCTTTGTCCAGGATTTTCTCCACCTTCAACTATTTCGACAATGCCCGTTGATTGTTTGGGAGTATTAAGAGGATTAACTGATTTTTGTTTTTCTTTCAATAATCAAGGCAAGAATAGATATCACAAGCATAAGCAAGAATGTTTTCCATTTTTATGTAATAAATGTGCTTTACTTCAATCAGGAATGCAACTTCTATCTAGATCAGGTGCCACATTAGTTATGGACGATTCGGTAGAAGAACCTAGAGAAAGGCCAGAATGGGAAAGAGCACTAGAAGAATTTGACATGGATGGATGCACTGGAAACTTTAAAGGAAGAACTTTTTTGAGATCAGCTACAGGTCATTACATAGAATTAAATGATACAGAAGATCAACCAAAAGTTAGAAGTATCAGAAATGGTATAAACATTGTTACTGCAAGTGGCAACGAAATATGTTTAAACGATCATTCAAAGCCATGCTGTATTGCTGGAGAGCTTAGAGGAATTCATATAAAGAGTACAGCAAACCATACTCTCGACATGGTTGATGATACCAACAGACAATGTAGTGATGAAAGAAATGGTTGTTCAAAAACTGGCCCCTATGCAAAAAAGGCATTTGTAAGACTTAGAAGCGGGTATGGAATAGCAGTAACATTAAGTGATTCTAATGACCAAACAAAAACAGATCAGCAGTATCTTCAATTAATGGCACCTCAAAAAGATAACCTTGTAAGAGGTTCACATATATTCCACATGCAAGAAAGACCTAGTGGGCCTGGGCAAATTTTTCTCCGAGCAGGCGGAGATTTCATAGTTCAAACTTATGATAGCATGGTAGAAGTAGTAGGAGATGAAAAAGATAATCCTGCTAATAAACTTGAATTTGTATCTAGGTCGAAAATAGTAAGTGTAAAAGATGTTTATTATAATAAGGCAAAAACTCATGTTTTTTGGGCAGATGATTATATATTATTATTAGCGGGCAAAGATTGCGGGCCATATGAAGGAGATGATAAGGGGACGCCATGTGTGTTTCCAGTAGTTGTTGCCGTGCAGCCAATACCAGAGTTTGTTACTGCTGCAACAGGCATGAAAGCTTCCACACACGTTTTTGCAAGTTCTTTGCCATCAATACCATGTGAAGGCATAGCTAGTGATTTATAAAACTTATCAATCATTATTTCTACATTTTCATATTCCCAATATGGAATAATTAATAAATGAATGTTATTTTTGACACACCAATTTTTCTTTATTTTATCTTTTAATTTAATTAATTTAAAATTATCAATAGCTTTTTTGTTGGTCCATTTTTTGCCAGCAAATTTTATAGGCTTGTAATGTTGTTCTCCATTGTATTCTATTAAAAATAAATTTTCTTCTTTTTGGTTTTTAATTAAAAAATCAAATGGCAATTTGCGTTTGTATGTACATGATTTAAATGATGCCTGTCTTGTAAAAATTAAGTTTTTTCTGGACAAATGTTCTCTTATTTTTATTTCTCCTTTAGATTCATTGCATATAGGACAATTTTCTCCGTTACCTTTATTTTGAGTTCTATAAGATATCTTGGCCGACCACTCATGTCCTTTATTGCATTGCCACCAAACCAGCTTTCCAGAATGGGCAGAATAATCATTAGGAGTAGAAATGCCATTTTTTTTAAGATGCCATTCGGCAGCTATTTTAGGGAAAATAACAGCAAGAGAATTTGTCATATTAACTCTTAATCCTCTGCAATATGGACAATCATTTTTACCACTAGTTCTAGTGTTAATTGTCGCATCCCATTCATGCCCACATATACCTAACCACCAAACTTTTTTATGGGAACTAAAACTAACTTGATAAGGAGTTAATTTGTTTTTAATTGGATGCCATTGTTTAGCAATTTCGGGGCTTAAAGTAGCCAGACAGTTAGATAAAACTACTTTTCTTCCACAACAACATGGGCATCCTCGATTCCCATTTTTTCTAGTCCTATCGTTAGGACTGGCTTCCCATTCATGGTCCGAGGCATCACCGCACTTCCACCAAAATTTCTTCATTGATCCAGAAAATATATCATATGGGGTAAATTTCCCATTCTTAGTTGGATGCCACTGCGATACAAGGCAGGGATATTTAGTTGCCAAACAATTCGAAATATCAATTTTCCTATTGGTACAATATGGACATTTTGAATCGTTAGCACTTCGCTCATAAACTGCCGCTTCCCATTCATGCCCACACATTCCCATCCACCAAACCTTTTTACTTGATTTAATAGAAATATTAAATGGATTTAAATTGTTTTTAGTTTGGTGCCATTCTTTAATAAGGTCAGGTCGTAAAATTGCCAAACAATTAGATAGTGAAACTTTATTTTTAGAGCAAAAAGGACAACCAGTGCCTTTCCCTATTCTTCCATCTGGTGTTGCTAGCCATTCATGGTCTATTCCATTAAAACACCGCCACCAGTATTTATTATTACTTCTATGTGCTATTTCTTCAAATTTTACATCACCATTTTTAGTAGGATGCCACTCTTTTAACAATTCTGGATAGTCATTTAATGTTTTTCCCATAAGTATTTCTCAAATATAATCTATATTAACTAAATAGATTATATAATAATATCTTTTAAAATCAAGAGAATTTAGGAAAAATGCAGACATTCAAAGGAATAGAATATCCTATAAAGAAACATCCACATGGTTATTTCCATAGCACTGATGATATTTCTCAAATAAAATCTAATATAAAAACCATTATGTTAACTGCATTTGGAGAAAGGGTGCATGAACCTCATTTTGGAAATCCATTAAGTAGATTAAAGTTAAATGAACCTCCCGAACTTTTATATGATAAAATTAAAAATGGAATAGCTTTAGCCATTAAAAAATGGGAAAAAAGAGTTCAGGTTTTAGATATAGAACTAAGCACGGAAACTGCTGAAAAATTCGATTATTTAAAAATAGTAATAACATTCACTGATCCTTCCACATTACAAACAACACATAGCGTAACAGTGAATATACCGCTTGGAGAAAATAATGAGTGAAAATTGTCCATTTGATGTAACGCCTTATAAAAATGCTAAAGATGACAGAAATTCTGTTATTTATAATTTAAACTACACTAGTCAAGATTATTGGTCGTTAAAGTCTAGAATGTTAGAAATGATAAAAGAAAAATTTTCAAATGATTTTAATGATATAACTGAAGCCTCATTAGGACTTATGATAGTTGAATTATATGCATTCGTTGCGGATTTATTATCATTTAAAATAGATCAAATAGCTAATGAAGTGTACATAGATTCGGTAACTGAACTAGAAAATGCATTCAGAATATCAAAGTTAGTAGGATTTAAACCATTGCCTCCAGTACCAGCCAGAACAATGTTGGTTGCTAAAATAAACAATCCATATTCTCACGACATTATAATTAAAACTCCAATTTTATTAGGATACAATTTAGGAAGTGCTAATAATGACTTTACATTTGAGGCATATGCTGCTGACTCTAATGGCAATCCTATTTTTAATGAAGATATTATTATACTTTCTGGGCAGCTATCAAACAGATCAATAGTTGCAATTGAGGGACGCACTTTTACTTCTAATTTTGAATCGACAGGCGAGCCGTGGCAACAGCATGAGATTTCAAGAGATTCAGTATTATTTAACTCTATCAGAATAATAGTCGATGGTCAACATTGGGATAAAGTAGAATACTTCTCAAACAGTCCTAAACCAGAATTCAGAATAGAATACAAATATGATTATAAACCTACAATTCTTTTGGGAGATGGATTAACAGGTCTTGTGCCCATGAAGGGATCAAAAGTATTTGTTTCTTATAGAACTGGTACGGGATCAAATGGCAATATAATTACAGGAGCAATTGACCAAAATGTTCATGTTAATGTAGATGGTCTAGATTTTCCAGTAATAGTAAATTTCAATAATTACACAAAAGGATTGTATGGATATGGCGGTGACACTATTGAAGACATTAGAAGAAAACTCCCTACATATCTTAAAACACAAGATAGGGCAGTTACAGGTGCCGATTACAAAGCTATAATAGAGCAATTTAGTACTCAAAACAATGGCACGGTGGGTAAAGCAACTGTATCTCTAAGAAATCATGGATGTTCTGGAAATATTATTGATGTTCACATATTAGCCAGAAATAACAATGAATTAGTTGAGCCTAATGAAAATCTTAAAAATGAATTAATTCAAGAACTTGAAACTAAAAAAATGTTTACAGATTTTATTTGTATAAAATCTGGAACCATATCCTTAGTAGATGTTCACATAGATATATTTTTAGACCGATCTCTAAAGAAATATGAGGATAGTATCAAAGAAAAAACAGATAGGAGAATAAAGCATTTCTTTTCAATATATAATTGGGAATTTGGTCAGACTTTAAGAGAAGCAGATATTATTAAAATTTTAGCCGATATAAAAGAAATTAAAAGAATAGAGTTGAATTTTACTACTGCTAAAAACTTAGAATCAGGAGATGGTCACAGTCAAACAATAACCGCACATCATAATGAAATTATAAGGCCGGATAACATTAATATAGCTTTTAATTATCAAAATATTGGAGAAACATAAAGTGACTGTTAAAAAACTTACTGATAAGCCAACTATTAATGACACGATTGTAGTAGATTTATATACTCCTGGTCCATCTATAGATTCAAACCCGTACTCTATAGAAAGTGTATTAATTTATTTTATAGAAGTTGATAGAATTAATAATTATCAATTTATTAAAAATGAAAATGCTTTTTATTACAAAGACGCTCAACTTGTATGGCGAGCAAGTAAGCCAAAAACTATAGCATGGACTGTGGAAGAACCGTCAAAAGGTTTAACTAATTTACTTACAGAGAAAGGGCAGGCTAAACTAGGACATTTTGGATTCATATGGCAGCCAAAAACATTAAGAGAAGGAAATTATGTAGTTCATTGGACTTGGAAGCCTACTAATGAATCAAAAATTAAATCTGCTTATAAATCTTTTTCTTTATTTTCTGATCGAACTGCTAGAACAAGTTCCACTGGAAGGTATACCGTACCAGATAAATATGAAATGTTGTTAAGCAAATATCTCCCAAATGTTTACAAAGTTCAAATAGTAAAAGATGACTTAACCCCATATGTTTTAAAAAATTTTAATGCCTGTGTAGCTCAAGGATTTACAGAATTAGAAGATTTGGCCAATCAATTAATTGAAATTCTTGATGCCGATTTAACTCATCATGTTTTTTTGCCTATATTAGCTAATATGTTTAACATAAGGCTGAAAACCGATGACGTGTGTTTGTGGCGAAGACAAATTAGCCAAGCAATTCCTACTTTCAAGAAAAAAGGAACTTATGAAGGATTAAAGCAAGCATTAGATCAAATTGAGGTCAGTTTAAACAAAATTACAAGGTTGTGGCAATGCGTTTCCAAATACTATTGGACTGAATCCTTTCAAATAACACAAGATACTGATAATAAATATTCAGATGATTTCGGCTTTATTATTGGCACATTAATCAATAAACCTTTTGATAATGAAATAGAAGTATCAATTAGACCTTCAGGGGCTAAAGATTATACAAGAGTTTCAAAAAATTACATATCTTTCTTGCCATGCCTACAACCTACTGATCCTATTACAGTTATATGGCATAAAGAAGCTATTGATCCAGAAATTAATTTATTTGCTGGAGATATTGTAAAAATTACTTATAAATTACAGGAAGTGCCACCACATTATGAAGATATTGAAAAATATATAAATGATCTTCCTACTGCCGATCAAAGAGATGAATCATTACAAAAACATCCTATAAAAAATTGGAATATAAAATTAATTGAAGAAACTGATCCTATGTTCGAGAGAATTGTATCAGAGAAACATCCATTTCAACCAATTTTAACTTATGGCAAAATAAGAACTAAGTTTTTATTTAGTGAGAACACATATAACATGGATACATACAATGGAAGTTTAAGAGACTCCCATATTCCATGCGATATAGACAAAGATTTCTTAGATTCTTGTTCTTTGTGTTTAAGCAGTAGTTTTAATGTAGATTTAGATGTAAAAAATTTAGATGAAGATAAATTATTAGAAATTAAAAATATAATTCAAGAATATTCACCATTTCATGCAATTCTACACTCAATGTATATTAAGAACACAGTGAAGGAATTTGTTCTATCTCCCACTGAAGATATTAATTCGTCTATTAAAGCAAATAACCGACCTGATGAGTTCAAAGAAGTCATTAAGCAAGAAGAAACCATAAGATTTAAAATAAAATACAAAGATGGACGAGTAGAAGAAGGTAAAATATGATAGATAAAGCTCAAATTCTTGGATCAATTAAAAAAACTACCAAATATAAAGATGGACGAGTAGAAATAGACCAATTTTGGAATATGATATTAAAAACTGGCAAAAATACAATGGCTAATCTTTTGACGAACCAAGAAGATAATTTATTCATTACCAATATGCTTTTTGGAGATGGAGGAGTAGACCAAGAATTAACGCCTGACCAAACAAGTTTATTTGGAATCACAAGAGTTAATAAAAAGGTAATAGCTCAAGTGGCAGACGAAACGAGTGCTAGTTTTACAGCAACTATCGGATTTAATGATGCAAATGGTTATACTTTGAATGAAATGGCTTTAATGTTGAATAATGAACGGTTATACAGCATGGCCCTATTCCCAGGTTTCACTAAAACGGAACAAATAGAAATAATTTGGGAATGGCAGTTGTTAATGCTATGAACTCTCACATAATATCGCCGATTAAATGAATAATTCATATAAGCAAAAAAATATTAAGTTCGGATTTGTCGTTCTATCGCCAGAATGTAATATAAAACCTTTAATTACAACTATTAATTCTATAAAAACTTATTCTTCTACCAGCAAATCAATTTGTGTGTTTTCTAAAAATTGCTCCCCAAAAATTTTAGAAGATGCAAAACAATATTGCCCTGCACATATAAGCGAAAACTCCATTACATCTATGATAAATTATGGACTCAATAATGCTCCATGCGAAGAATGGAATTTTATTATAATAAGTGGGAGTTGGCTGACGAACCGTTTTACCGATAAGTTTTCTTGTTTTATAGAAAATTCCAAAGATATATTATTTCCTTTGGTTAATAAAAAAATGAATTTTGTAGACGGAACTATAAATGGGATGCTTATACAAAAAAGTGCTTTTAAAGATATAGGAGAGTTTCCAGAAGAGGGTTCATTGGAAGTTAATAAATCATTTTGGGGATCAACAGCAGTAGTAAAAGGATATAAATTCAAAGCAATTTTAGGAATAAAACTAAATTAAATTATAAGTATACCACCAACGATTATTGCCTTTATGTTGACCTGAATTTACTTCTCGTAAATAAGAATACAAGCATCCCCAATTATCAAACATAAAATCTACAGGAATAAATCCATAAAACCACACAGGAATTTTTTCCTTGCCACCATCTGAAACCAGAAGGACAGGTTTTTTGGCATTATTACTTTGAATAATCTCATGAGTAGTACCGAATGTTGAAACCTTATAAGGGAGATAAGCTACAAGAAAATCAGCACGATCACACATTGATAAATCCTTTCTGACAAAGGATTTAGCTATTTTAGCCAAAACATCATAGTCTTTCTTTTCCTGTGCGTCTTTTATTGGTTGCCGCCATTGTTGCAGAGGATCACTAAATGGGTCATATAAATTTAATTTAAATTTTTTAGTTAAAACCTCTGTGGGAGCAGTACGCCAATTGCGATTGGTACTATCGAATTCGATTGGGCCAGATAAATAGCATCGCTTGCCTTCTAAAATAGTCATTTTTTAACTCCTATAGATCAATATTAATAAAAGGAGGAATTATGTCAATAGATGTGGTTAAAATAAACAAGATGCTTCAAAAGCTGCCAGAGGCCAGGCACAGTTATTTCCAGATGAAATATTTTATCATAGGTAAGGAGCCTACAGTACAAGCTCAATTATGGAAATGTCTAAGAGAACTTAAAGTAAAAAAAGATGCAATGGATTCTATCTACTTAGAAATGGAGGACTTAAAGGATCAAATAGAATTATTGACTATTCATATAGAGAGAGAAGAAATTCAATATACATTCACAGATGTAAGCAATACCAAATTAATAGACCTTGCAAATCAAGAAAAAGCTATAAAAATTAGACAAAATCAAAGAAAAGAAAGAATTTTAAAATCCGCACTGGCTAAATGTGAGGAAAATTTGAAATATCTAGAGCAAGAAACTAGATTTTTCATTCAAACATATGAGGCTTTAGAGAAAATAGAGCCACTCAAAGATTACGATGATGAAATAGCCCAAAAAGAGTATTGGAATGAAAAACTTTCACAAGAAGTTGGACTCAAAATCTTATTACAACAACCCATAGATATAGAAGTAGCCAAAACAGTGCTTGCCTTGCATGATGATGCCCCAATTAAATTACGAGTAGTTAAATTGTTGAATGACACTCATGCTAGGCTAGAAAAAAATAATGCAATTAAAAAGGAGGCAAATGTATCGAGCATCGAATCTAAAAGGAGTTAAAATCAATGGTTAACAAAGTTTCTTCACACACACCAGGATACAAACACGGTATCCTCTCTGTATTTCCGCATGGTAAAGACAGTAAACTAACTTTATACGAAGCCAAAAATAATGCTGAAACCACTTTAAAACAAAGTCTATCCTTAAACAGTAAATATATAATTTTAGAAGACGCCAATAACTTTCCAGACACAGGATTAATTAAAATAAATTTAGATAATAAAGAGTCTTCAGAGGTAGTATATTATGCAAGGAAAATAGGAAATCAACTTCACTCACTTCACAGGGCATTCAATGGATTCAAGCAAAGTAACTGGCCTGCTGGCAGTAAAGTTTCATGCCCTGTAATGGCTGACCACCATAATGCTCTAAAAGATGCCATTATAAAAATTCAGAAAACCTTAGGATTAGCAATAAATCCAGACTCAGAATCAATAAACAGACATTTAAAGAAGTTAGAAAACAAATGGTTGTCTCCAAAAATTGCTTTTAAAGCCTATCCAACATCAGGATCAGCACCATTAACTGTTAGATTTCAAAATTTTTCTGGAGGCTATGGCACGAAATTCTTATGGGATTTTGGAGACGGACAGACCTCCATAGAGAAAAATCCCACTCACATTTTCGAAAATGAAGGTATTTATAGAATTAAATTAAATCTAATGTCGGCAAACAACGCACATGGATTAGCAGAAAAGCCAAATTACATAGAAGTAAATAATTCAATATTTCCATCATATTTCTATGGTTATCCGAAAGAAGGACAAATTGGAACAGAATTCACTTTTGTAGATCAAACTCAAGGAGATGTGCTTGAAAGACATTGGTTTTTTACAGATGGATGTGACGAAACAGTATCAAATCCAGATATCCATACTATAAATCATATTTTTAATAAGACAGGCTTTTATATGCCTCAATTAATGGTCAGAATGAAAAATGGAAAAATAAGAACAATAAATATATTAGAAGGAGTAAATGTATTATGATGCCTCAAGGAAGTAATTATCCAAGTCAATTCGATGATGAAAAAAATTTGCTTATAGCACATGATTCTTTACAAGTAACTTTAAAAAGAGATCATTACATAGGAGAAAATTTTGTTTTAGTGGATGGAGATACAAATAAATTTCCTGAAAATGGAATTATAACTTTAACAGACCAATGCAGTGATCCAAATGACCGATCAGTATCTTTCTATTATGGTAAAAAAAACAAAGAAGGATTCTTTGAATTAGAATTACTTCCAGAAAGTAGAGATGTTTTTAAATCCAAAAAACTCACTACTGTTTCTCAGCAAGTAATGGCCGAATACCATGAAATCATTAAAAATTCAATTATAGCTATTGAAGAATTCATGGGGACAAGAAACACTATAGATACACAACCTAATGGCTCAACTATATTTGGCAGGATTAATTTCTTAAGAAATCTTCTGTATGCACCTAAAGCATGGTTTGAAGCAGACAAAGTATTAGGACTTGCTCCATTAACAATCAAATTTAAAAGTGTGAGTAGTGGAAAAGATATTATATGCGACTGGAATTTTGGAGATGGCACTGAAGATCAAACAATAAATCCTGAAATTATTAAAATATATACTGAGCCTGGAATATATGACGTTAGTTTAACTGTAAGTAATGCATTTGGATCAGATAATGTAATATTTCAGAAAATGATACAAGTTAAAGCAGAAGCTCCTGAAGAGGCTTTTATTGAATTTACTCCTAGCGAAAATCAAATATTAGATGCTCAACAAAAATTAAGAACTTCAATAAATGAAATTATAAATCTAGAAGTTCCACAAGGCATAAGCCCCAAAAATGCGACAAAAAGATATTCGGGAGAGGCAGTTAATGATGAACAACAACCTTTAAATGCCATTACTAAATACACTTGGAACCTGAGTGATGATTTGCCACATGATAATCTTCCAAAAACTGTAGCATCTTATAGTATAGGCGGATTATATGATGCCATATTAAGAGTAGATACTAAATTTGGGACTTATAGAACTACAATAATGCCCAAGTCTATTGACGTTATTGAATTTATAAATCTATGGCTGTGGACAAAAACTGACAGTGCCTATTCCGCACATGAATTTGGCCTTATATGTGAAACTTTTAAATCAAATTATAATATACCACTAATTATAAATAGAAATAATGATTCTTTAATTTCTGACAGGTCAAAAAAAGAGTTTCAATTTAACAATGGTTTTGCTCCTAAAAATAATTCTTCTGGACACAAAGGTAATGTTTTACTTTTTTGGGCTAGCGATGAGAACAAGATTGAATTTGTTGAATATAACGCTTTTTTAGATACATATAATTTTTCAATAAATCCAATGACTCGACCTTGGAATTGGGTGTCCCTAATATCCCCAACCACCATATATTTTATATTAGGAACGACAGAAGGATTGCCGCCACCAACGACTTCTCCTACAAATCAAACCAAAACCTGTTTTAGTATAGGAGATGGATTTACAAAAAATGAACCGCTTACTTATCTAAACGGGGCACATGAATTAGGTAAAAATGCAGTTACTTATGATAAATATGGTGAACCAACTGAGGGGCATTTTAGTATCTATAGAACTGCTTGGAAAGATCAATCTGGCTATCTTTTAAGAAGTAGCGATCAAGGAAACTTAAGTAATTTTTATAAGACAGAAGGAACTTTAGGCTATCCTTTTATAAATTTAACAAAATTAGTAGACATGCCACATCTAAATAACAAAGACGGCCAAATGGTATCTTTAAGTGAGGGCATATATTTCTTTGGCAGTACAGGTACAGTAGCCGCTTTTAAAGATACAACCGGAACTTGGGAAGTCGGACCACAAGCTAACATAAATAATGAATTTATATTGGCTACATCAGACGGAGATAAAAGGGCTTATTTAACTACTAAGGATAAATTAATAAAATTTAATGAAGTAGATTTAACATTTACAACAATAGCGTCAATTCCTGGAACGGAACAATGGTTAATTGGCGTGTATTAAATCCAACATTTGTTTTTATATATATTTTATGCCAGCAATCCCAGAATTATTATACCCTGTAGATTTAGATTCAGACTATACATTATTCAAAGCGTATAATAGTACGCAAGGCATCCTTTCTAAAAACATAGACTTAGAAACAGATGAAATTGAACTAATAACCAAAGATGATTATAATTGGCCAGGTAACGGTTTTGTAACCATAGAAGAAGAGTTAATTTATTACGATCAGACTGAAAGAAATGACTTTGGAAAATTAATAAAATTAAAAAAGTGCTTAAGAGCCATAGAAGGAAAAAGAGCAGCACATTTAGCTGGATGTCCCATATATGGAAATGTAGTGGCGCAACATCACAATCGCCTAGTTGATTCAATAGTTCAAATAGAACATACAATAGGAGATTTAAGAGAATTATTAAACACGCCAGAGCAAATGTTAATTGCAAATGTAGATATGGGATTTTCGGAATCTCTCCATGCTGCTTTAGGGAATTTAACATATTGCGCACCTGTTGGAGATGATGCGTGTCCAGATGTAGAATTTGAATTTAATTTTTTGTCTCCAACAGAAGCAGAATTTTGTTTAAGAATATTTGGAGAATATACATCTTTTAAAATAGATTTTGATGATGGTAATTTTACTACAACTGAATTTGCTGGAACGCATACTTATAGCGGAGCAGGAACATATAGTCCCACAGTTACAGTGGAATCACTAAAATGTTGTATTTTACAACAACCAACAACCCCTACAGAGGGATGTGAAGCCCCAATATTGCCAACACCTTCAATACCGTTTTCTGTAAAAATACCAGACGTTCCAGAATTCCCATCTTTTATTAGGCCAAGTCAAACATGCCCAGGACAATTATTTAATTTGCCGCCTATATTAATTCCGTCGATGACTGCATGTGAGCCAAGTTCTACTTTTTTATGTACTCCTATAGATTGTCCAGAAAACAGTCAAATATGCAGTTTTATAATAAGTGTTATTGGAGATGTCTTCCCAAGTATAATAAGCATAGAAGGCTGTTGTCCTCCAAGCATTATTTCAATAATTAGTTGCACTTTTCCTAGTGAAATATCAATAGTTGGCTGTTGTCCTCCTAGCGTTATTAGCATAGAAGGCTGTTGTCCTCCTAGCGTTATTAGCATAGAAGGCTGTTGTCCGCCTAGCATCATTAGCATAGTTGGTTGTTGTCCGCCTAGCATCATTAGTTTTAATTGTTGTGTCCCAAGTGAAATAACTTTCAATTGTTGTCCTCCCAGCGAAATATCAATAGTTGGCTGTTGCCCTCCTAGTGTCATCAGTTTTGATTGTTGCAATTTCCCAAGCATAATATCTTTTGCAGATTGTTGTAATTTCCCAAGCACTATTAGCCTTATTGCAAAATGTTGTGAATTCCCTAGCGTTATTAGCATGACATGTTGTGATATACCTAGTGAAATCAAACTTGTCGGTCCTAGTGAAATCAAACTTGTCGGTCCTAGTGAAATCAAACTTGTCGGTGCCCCTAGTGAAATCACCATTGTTGGGACAATACCTAGTGAAATTACACTTACTGGCACAGCAGCAATCCCTAGTGAAATTAAAATTATATGTTGCACTATACCTAGCGAAATTAAAGTTACTTGCTGCGAAAATCCTCCAAGTTTTGATTGTATTAAATTCTGTGACCCTCCAAGTTTTTCGCCTATACAGTTTGGTACACCACCTACAGTTAATGTTAATTGGGGAAGTCCGCCAACATTGTCTTGCATTGTTAGTGTGAATTGTCCATCCACATCAAACATGGCTGGTCCTCTTGAAGAGTTTGAAAATGCAATAGGGGGAGGAGAAATTCCTAATATACCTGTAGCTTATGAAATACCAGAAGTAATAAAACTGGTACATAATCTACCTAGAGAATTAACCCTAAAGGTTCCTGAGAACATAGTTATAAAAACAGACATGCCTACCTCGATAAAATTAGAGGCAGCAGATTTGCCCAAAAGTATAAAGCTAGAACCGGCACCTAATTTTCCAAGTGTAATAAGGGTAGTGGATATGCCGGATACTTTGTCTGTAACTGGAATACCTAAATCAATTGAAATTATTGGTTTCCCAAGTTTTATTCAAATGGTTATGCCAGAGAATCCAGTTGTTGAAATGAAATACATGGGAGGTGCAATGCCTCTTGATGTAAGAGTTCATCTAACAATAGACAAAATCCTTAGTGATATCATTATTGCCAATCCAGCTAACTAAGTTAAAATGTGGCACAAAATATAAAAGGAATCAATAAATGTTAGGAGCTATTAAAAAACATAGAAATAAAAACGATTATTGTCTCGTAGATGGCGGATTGTGGATCAGAAATTTTACTAAGAGTTCGGTAAAAGAAATTGACATTAACAATTTAATAACATCTAATGATATGGAACTGATGCTTAATAATGAAATACAAAATCATCAGAAGATATTGCAAAAAATAGAAACAGAGTCTTTCAATCACCCAAATATTATTATAATAAGTAGCGGGTTCAAATTCGAAGAAGAACAGCATCTTCTTGAATCACTTAAAGACAACACCATTGTTATAGGGGTTAATGAAACTTTAGATAAATGGAATGTTCCAGTTAAGATGTTTTATTATGTGATTAATAATCCATATGAAGAATGTTTAAATTTTATTCCTAAAAATCAAAAGGTTTGGCCAAGATACATATGTTCTTCAAGGACTAATCCAAAATTTATAGAAAAAACTAAAGGACTTATTTACACATATGCTCCAGTATGTGATGAAAATTATAGTGGATTAAAGTCAGAAGCAGATTATTATATAGATGATTATAGAAATCCTATTGCTGCCGCTATCTGTTTGGCCTATAAGTTTAACGTAGAAAAGTTAATGTTACTTTTTTCAGATGAAATTTACGAAGAACAACGTCCGGCAACTGTTGAAATTTCAAAAGGAATATGGACATATCCTCAGCAAAAAATAGCACATTCAATTATAGATGGTAATTTACATTGGTTAAAAACTAAAGAAATAAAAATAAGTTATTATCCAAAATGCATAGAATATAAAAATGCAGAATATATAGACAAAGAAGGGTTGAAAGACTTTTTTAAATAGTCTTTAGATTAAAATGAATACAGAACCATCTTTTTCATTAAATAATTTCAAAAAATGGATGTCAACACAAAAAGAAATATTTTTAAAACGTGAAACTATCACCAACAGTTCCAATTTAGTTGGATTACATGTAGAATCTAGACTCAGTGCCAAAAAACTACAAGACAGAATATTTAGTGAAGAAGGAAATATCCATGCTATGGCTAAGAATTTTAAAAAAAATGGAGGATTAGTAACTAACATTGATGAAGATCACAATTTATTCATAAAAGTAGACGGTGGCACTTTCCGTATTCATAAAATATTCGTTAAAATTTAATTTTAGACTTACTCACATAAAGTATATCAAGCAAGACATTGATAAAGTCAATCGTTTTCTTATCAATGGGTTGAAATTGATCTAAAAATTGAGCTATTGCCTCAATTCCAAGTTTAGTTTTTTCTGAATCGGATAATTCAATCATGGCTATTCCTTTCCCAAGATATAAAAAAATAAAAGATAGATATTGTATTGGATACTATGGTTATGACAAATCCATAGTATCCAAATTAATCAAAGCAAGACCTATAATAGAAAATCAACTTCCAGGAATTATTATTTATTTATCATTTCAAAATGAAATGTATGATTCATTAAGCGAAGAAAAAAATATAATTTATGTAACAGATTTATCTAAACATAGCGGCGAGCTAGCTTGCTTTAGAGAAATTCATGATAATATTGTCAATCCTGTAGAAAAGTTACTAGAAGAATCAAATATTACATTTACTTTTGAAAATTTATAAGAATCTGCATAGATATAAATGACAGGGACGAGTATTCACAAGGAGTGTTTAAAAATGAGCGTATTTAGAGTTAAATTACAAATGTTACCAAATCAAGGTCAAATGGATATTAATCCAACTACAGGATTGCCATTTACCACAAGTATTCAACGTACTATGTACGTAGCTGGCCCAAGGCGTATTTATCGTAAGTTATTTGATGGTGAAACTTTCACTGATTGCAATTACTGGAAGCGATTTGCACAACCTCAGGCTTCCGCAGACACCGCTTTTATTGAAGTAGTAACAGACGATGGAAGTGTTTATTCTGATATAGAAGAAGAAAATACTTTCCCAAGAAGCTACTCAGTATCCGTACTTTCCAGTGATACCTTTGACACTAACTTCATTGATATCCTTGGCGATCTTGGTGGTGCTGCTAACTTCGTTCAGATCACGAATACAGGCACGTCTTCACCTAGCCAAGACGTAACAATAGAACTCAACGGTTCCTCTGATGCAACATTCGTATTAAAGGCAGGCGATACTCAGGTATTCAATGCTGGCGATCTTGCAGTCACAGCCCTTGCTTTTGATGGAGGATCATCTACCGCAGTAGTTAACATCCTCTTGGGCGTACACGTTCAATGTGCTAGCTAAATTTAACGACTTTCAGGTTAAGGCCGGGTTTTCGCCCGGCCTTAACTATTTTAAGATATGCTATTAAAAAGAACACTCTCAAAAAGAAATTTAGTTAAAGCCCCAGAAATATCCTTAAAAGATTTCCACCGAAAAAGAAATTCAATATTGATAATAAGAAATGCCAGAGGTATAGGCGACATTCTAATGCATAGAATGATGTTTGAAGATTTTAAGCGTATTATGCCTGAATGTCGTTTAATTTTTGCTTGTCCTAAACAATATCATGATTTAGTTAAAGATCACCCTTATGTTGATGAAGTAGTAGATTCCGCAACTGTTAATCGTTTCAATTATATTGTATCTTACGATACTAGTTATTGTGATATAAGATATGAGTGTAGTATGGCTCCCTATATAGATAAACATCGAGCAGATATATGGGCAGAGCATTGTGGTGTTATTCTTACTAAACATAACATGCATTTATCATTTTTAGATGCCGAGAGTCTTCAATTTGGTATTTTACAAGTTCGACAAGCCAAAAATATGAACATGCAACTATATGACAAAAATAGTCCAAGCGTATTATTCTGTCCTATTGCTTTTGATAAATTGAGGTCTTTAACCAACAAACACATAGAGGATGTGGTTTCGTACTTAAGAGAAAAAGGAGTCTTTGTTTATAGTACTCACCAAACTAAGATTCCAATATTAAATGATCTTAATGTCCCAACATTTACAGGCTACAGTACTAAAGAATGGCTAAGTTTTATTCATGCAGCAGATTATGTAATATCAGTAGATACAGCATCTTTTCACTATGCAGGGGGCATTAAAAAACCATTAGTTGGAATTTTCACTTACGCAGATGGCAAATATAGAGGCAAATACTTTGATTTTACATTGGTACAAAAGCATAGAGATAATGGGGATTGGCCATGTGGTCCATGCTATAATCATACAATGTGTACCCATCCAAAATGTAAAAATCCAAGTTCGTTAACCGAAACTAAGCCATGTTTGACAGAATTGAAATCCAGTGAGATTATTGATGGTATAGAAAAAATGTTTGAAAAACATCCTTTTGGTTAAAAATTAACCAAATGAGTAATAACTATATATTATGGCATATTTAATAAAAGCTCCTATCTCAACTCAAGGAAATGAGTGTATTATTCATTTAGAAATTTCTTTAAATGTTAATGTAAATGGACAAGAACAAAAACCAGGACAAGTTCTAGAAGAAAAAAAAGAGGAAGAACATAATTGGCCAATGCCTGAATTTGATTCATCCAACAAAATAAATTTTGGAAAGGAAAAATCATGAGTATATCTGTAGATTGTGGTACTTATAATTTAGTAGCTTGCACCAGGGACGAAAACAATGGCTTCAAAAAGAAAAGAGAAGTAAATGCATTTGTTCAACTTTCATTAGAGGATAAATTTCTTTTTAATATGATGCGAGGCAAAAATGTACCAATTTTAGAAGAAAAAAGAAAAGATGGACAAAAAAATAAAGTAGGCTACTTATTAGGAGAATCAGCAATTAGCATGGCCCTTGCATTTAATCAAGTTGAACTAAAAAGACCAATGCGTAGTGGATGTGTTAATCCTAAAGAATCAAATGCCTTTGAAATATTAAAGGTAATGATCCATAGCTTGCTTGAAGGCATGGTAAAACATGATAAAGAAATACTTTATTATACCATTCCCGCTGAAGCTTTAAACGAAAAAACTAACGTTGAATATCACTCTAAAATACTTGAATTAATATTTAAGGCTTTTGAATCATCAGAAGGCTATAAAGTAACTCCAAATCCAATAAATGAAGGATTAGCACTTGTATACGCAGAATTAGAAGCTAGAAATTATACTGGATTCTCAGCTTCTTTCGGGAGCGGTATGGTAAATGTATGTTTCGCCTTATTTGGAGTGCCAGTTTTTAGTTTCGCATTAGTTAATAGTGGAGATTGGATAGATGAAACATGTGCAGAAGCAACTGGCGAATCAATAGCTTTTATTAACAAGGCTAAAACAGAAACAAGCTTAATAACTACTCCTACAAATCTAATAGAACGTGCAATTCAAACTCAATATAAAATAATGATAGAAAAAACGGTTGTAGGCATTAAAAAAGGATTAGAAAATTCAAACAAAAAAGCTAGAGTAGACCAAGATGTTGATTTTGTTATAGCTGGGGGCACTTCTATGCCTGAAGGATTTGATACTTTATTTAAGGAAGTTATAATGCAAGTTGACTTGCCTATAAAAATTGGAAACATTGTTAGACCGCCTGATCCTCTTTACAGCGTAAGTAGAGGGGCATTATTGGCTGCTGAGGCCGCTTCAAGGTAATTTATAAAGGAGACTACATGGATAATAATCATTGTGAAGGGTGCAATTGTACTTATTGTGACGAAGAAAAACAAAAAGAATTTAAAATTCTTTTAAATGACAAAAAACAAACAATTCCTGAATTAATGTGTTGTAGCGAACAGACAATTCATACATTCATCAATCAATCTAAGGATGATGTAAAAAAACTATTAGAGGATGAAATTAAACGTAAGACTGAAGATAAAGCAGGATTATTAATTTTAAACGTCAATAAAGAACCTAAATTAGCTTATGAAAAAGAATCTTCTGAAGTTGAAGTAAAATTAAGATCAGTTGACGGCTTAGTAAAATCTATAGAGGATACAACAACTGAACACTTAAAAGCCACATGGCGAAAATTATCTGGAGTTCTTCCAGAAAGCTATGGTATGGATGATACTAAGAGTATAGATTTAATGGCTGATGTATTAAAAGCCATACAAAAGAAATTTGCCAGTCTAAAACTTGACTGGTCGGATGAAGGATTCTTCAAAGTATTGTTAATAAATCAAGCTAGAACCAATATAAAACAAGAATATGTTTATGACTTATATGGTTCCCTTAAATTAATGTTTGGGGAGCATGAGTCTATAGATTTTGTAGCAGAGATAATTGGTAAAAAACTAGCATCTTTATTCTCATAGTGTACTATTATAAGTATAGTCAAATTAACAATTTAGGGAAAATACTATGGAATCAGATTTAGTACATAAATCCGTATCAGATTTAGGTGCAGCCGCTTACGTTATGATGCACAAGTATAAAGTAATCGGCAGACAAGGAAAATCTATATATTTTGAAGTAGAAGAAAAAGAACAAGATGCATTTGATAATTTAGTGCTAGAATATCTATCAAGTGAATTTCACCGATTTGATTCATGCTTAATGTCATTGAAGAAAATCGGTGAATTTATGCCAAAATAAACTAAATAAATCATGCAACCACAATATGAGCCAGCCGACGCACAATCAATAGATTATTTAGATAAACAAATAGATTCTTTATTTGATGAACTTAAAAAAAGAATCTATGATTTAACGGCACCTCGTAGCACTTGGTTCGATAAGATGAAAGGCTGGACTGGCAAGCAAATGAGAACATTTGCGGATCGTTTACAACAACCCAAACAAAATCCATTATTTGCCAAAGGACCAACTCAAGAAAACAATTTATCACTTAATTTAGAACAATATGCTCAAATTAAGGTTTTAGTTGAAGAATTAGAAATTAAAATAAACGAAAACAATGGATTTATTGATAATATTTTAGATCAATATAAAACAAGATTGAAAAATTTAATAAAATCGTATGTTGCAAGACCTAAAGTAGTTCCAAGAGTTATTAAAAGCGAACCTAATGTAGAAAAGTCATTTACAGGAAGTGAGTTTGATGAAAGAATTCCTGGCGGCTATGTTCAGCATGATCCTTGGACGTTAGAGCCGCATAAGGAAGAACCAGAAGCAGAAGAACCCCCTTCAAAAATAGAGCCTAAAGCAGAACCTACACCTATACCTAAAATAGAACCAGAAAAAACTACTCAAGCACCTACAGAACCTAGAAGAAGGAAAAGGAGAGAACGAATTCTTCCACAAACTCAAGAAGAAGCTCCTAAAGTAAGGCAAGTATCGCCAGAAGATGTAGAAAACATTAAATTAGGCTATGCTCTTGATCTTGCCAAGCATTTATTTGGGACGCCTTCAGAAAGCGACCTTAAAATGGCAATTGAACAAACAAAAGATCATGATATAGGTCAAATTGATGCAAGTCGTTATAATGATTTTATAAAGATTGCAAAAGAATTTAAAAATAAGAATTCTGCACAACCAATGGCGGCATCAGAATCACCAACTCAACAGCCTCAAATTGGCCCTATGGACGTTCCCCCTGCACCTGCATCAAACGAAAAAACCAAAGATCAATTGCTTGCAATGACCGGAAAAGAATTAAAAGATTTCTTAAAAGATCATGATCCAGAATTAGTAGATGCTTACAATGATAGAGAGTGGCACAGTAAACATTTAAGAAAAGAAATAGTTTTAAGTTACCTAGCTTCTAAAAATCACAAAAGACAATCTGAATCTTTCGAAGGAAGAATTCAACTATATAAAACATTACTTAGGGAAGATGTCAGGCCCAAATTAATTCATTATCAATTACAAAATATTCCATTTAATGAAAAACTATCTATGATTTTAAAAAGGATTAAAGATTAGCCTTTTTAAGCATTTTTTGAATATCTGAAGGGTTCACATAAGGAGTTTTTACAGTTTCGGGAGGTTTGTCTATAATTTTTAGTTTTTCTGCTGTTAGTGGCTTTTCTTTTTCATAATCATCAATGATTTTAGCATGATTTGGATTATCCTTATATAAAACCTGTTCTTCAGCTATAGAAACAACATGCGAAAGAAAAATATAGTTTTTGCAATTGGTAATATGATGTGTCATTAAAATCCCATCATCATCTATTGAATCAATTTTCCCGGTAAAGTAATCCACCATTTGTTCATATTGAAATTTAAAATTTATAGCTAGTGTTGTAACAGTACAAACTTTGTTGATAAAGTATTTTAAATTTTCTTTCATTTCAATAAAAACTCCTCTATTGCATCATTTATGAATTTTTCACTTTTAACAACCCATGCCTTGATTATATCAGAGTTAAGTTTAATCAACATTTCATTCCAATCTTTAAATCCAAAGGGCGGACGTACATATGTAACTCTAATTCCACTACGTATTAATTTATCACTCATCTCTTTTAGGCCAAGCAATCCTGCCCTATCTTCATCTAAACTTAAACAAATTTGATATCCTTTTAGCATTTCTATTTGTCTTTCTGAGAGAATCTTGCCACCGCACGCAGCACTATTAAAGCCACACAATTTAAGAGTCAAAGCATCAAATTCACCTTCAGTCAAGTAAACTTTACTTCCAGCTTGTGGCCATGAAGGGAAATAAAGAACATCGCCCTTACCAACTCCTGTAGTTTTTTCTGGGCCAAAGTATCTTAATTTAGATTTCCCGATAGCTCTGCCATTAAAATAAATCAATTTTCCAGCTATGTCATAATAAGGGATAATTATTCTATCCCCATAATCGCCGGAAATACAATAATACAATCCATCAATAGGTAACTTCCTTCCCTGTAAATAATTTACAGGTTTACTTCTGATTTTTTCTTCTAAGTCATTAATTAGAAAGGAGTTAAGAGGCAAGGCTAATCCGATTTCTTTTTTTTCAGATTCGGCTTTCTTAACAAAGAAGTCATCTAATTTTTCTTCTAATTCTCTCATGCATATAAATTCACCTGAAAGTACCCCTTTTGCTTCATGATAAGTGCAATTGTCTACCAGCATAATCAAACCTATCAAGGTTCCTTTTTTATCTGTTTTAAAACAGTGGTAACAACCTCCTTTCCTCTTATATTTACCCCCAGATGGAGAACACCACAGATGATGGCCTTTATCCTCTGCAAAGACAGAATTTATGCGGACTTCATCACCTTTTGCAAGAACATCGCCAAATTTATCTTTGGCCCAACGCAAAAAGGAATCATAAGAACAATCTTTAGACATTTAAGCCCATTTTAGAAAAATGTTATACAGATTACTACTCTATAATAGCATAAAAAGGAAATAATATCAATGTTTAGGAATTATTCATTACTTTTCCAAGAGTATTCTACAAAAAACTAAAAGCAATAATATAGCTTCCACCTCAATTATACAAAATCCTCTATAGATTTTAAAGCTAACTTTCTATATGATATGTAAATTAAATTAAATAAGAAATGGGAAATAATGGAAATAGAACATATTAGCGTAAGTAGGAAGTCGATTTTTGATTTATGTGAACAAAAATACAAATTCAGGTATCATGTAAAAGCAATCTCAGATGGGCCTGAGCCTTTTTATTTTACTTATGGGAAAATTGTTCATAAGGTAGCACAAGTTTATGTTGAAAATAAAGGCAAAAATTCAATCAATAGTATTGCCAAAGATGTATTAAGTGGTAAGATAGAGTTAGAGGATAACAGAAAAGCACCACCACTTGAAGACGAATATAAATCAAAATTTCCAAATCATTTAAGGAATGTTGTAAAGATTACTGATAAGCTAGGATTTGAAGGGGAAGTTGAATATCCTTTTAAATATGATCTTGATCCACCTAATGAAAGGTATGTCAAAGGAGTTATAGATCGTTTAATTATCAAAAATGACAAATATTGGATTTTAGATTACAAAACGACAAAAAAAGGAAAGTTTAGAAAATCGGCAAGAGATATAACTGAAGATATACAGTTAAGATGTTATGCAAAAGTAGTGCAAAAAGAGTTCGGAGCAAAAGCTGAAGATATAAAAACTGCACTTTATTACTTAGATGATAATGAAATGGTAGGAGCCTGCTTTGGACAATCTTCATTAGATCAAGCTGAACAAGAACTTCTGCAAGCTTATATGGTCATCAAAAGCACTGATCCAAGTAAAGTTTTTGGAAGAACTGGCGATCACTGCCGCAGATGTGAATATAAAAACCAATGTCCTTTTTACTCGTTAACATGAAAAGACTAACTATCTCACATAGCATATATCTGACCAGTGAACAGGTATATTCCCTTTATGAAGGGGGAGAAATTAGAGTTATAGGAGTCAATATACCGATATGGATTATAGAAAATAAAACAACGGAACCAGCAAAAGAAGTGTTTGCAAAATATACAATAAGTAATCAAAATAAAGGAATTAGTATAAAATATAATGAAGAAGGATACGAGATAACGCTTCCAAAACACCATATCCCAAAGGGACATCTAATTCTAAAGGAAGTATATAACTCTCTTTCCGAAGAAAATCAAATTAAATATCAAGAACCAAGATTATGTATTGAAAATTTATTAGATATTCCAGACGGATCGGGATGGCTAGCTTTTAGACAATTTAATAATATTAAAGTAGAAGATAAACTAGCAGACTTAGTACATTATGTGGAAATTAAAAAAATGAATGATTTATTAGAAAGTCTTTGTTAACTGCTAAATATAGCAGAATGAATTTCTATCAGTTAAATTTATTTATAGAAGAAAATCCAATTCAGGATACGCCATCTCAAACAAATGTTGATGTAAATTTCAGACAATTGAGAAAACAAGGGATATTACATGCCAAAGACCCTTTAAATAAATATAAAATAAATCAAGATATAGAAGAAGGAATAAATGTAGTTTGGATTACTGGAATGTATTCTGGAATGTGGCCTGGAACTGGAAAATATGGACCATTACTAAAATCACTAGGGTATAATATTAAAGTAATAAAAACGGCTGCTGACCCCGTGGCTGCTGCGACCGGGAGAATATCAAATACTATTGATTGGGAGCCACTTACAAGAGCAAGTCAATATTTTGCATCTAGAATAGTCAACAGAAATCAAGATAAAGTAGGAAAAGAATTAGGTGGAGTAATTCCAGATTTAATTGTAGGAAGCAGTCAAGGAGGGGCAATTGCATTATCTTTAGCACCTAATTTTCCAGAAATTCCCATGATATTAGTAGCTCCAGCATGGAAAATTTTTCATATTAAGCCAACATATCTCAACCCAAAATCAATTATCATTCATGGCAAAAGAGACGTTTCCGTTCCAACTAATGATAGCTTAGAGTTAGCCGAAATAACTGGTTTATCCCCTAGCAGAATCATACTAACTAACGATGGTCATATTATATCAAATGGTTTTTCTAGAATAATTGAAGCAATTTTTAATCTTACTAAAAACTTATTACATCAAAAAAAAGTAAATGCAAAAAGAAGATATGCTTTAGAAAATAAAGAAATATCAATTCATGTGCCGAAATTTAATTTTTATATGTTTGAAGCCTAATAAATAATTATTATGTTGAGATTTAAAGAATATTTAGCTATTGAAGAAGTTAGTGAAAACTTATTTGAATCCGACAGAGAAGGGATTCGTATCAAAGGAATTTGGAAGCCCTCAGAAGAACCAATGCAAAAACCTCCTTTTCAACCTGGAGTTATCGACAAGGCCGCAGATATTATAATTAACCCTATATCCAGTGCTTTTTATGAAACAGGCAAATTATATAAAGGATTATTTAACACAGCAATAAAAATGGTGTTTAGAGGTATAGGCGAAGTCTCAAAACCTTTAATAAATCCAGTTGTTGCAGCCATAGGCGGAGCTTTAAAGATAGTTTTCGATCCGGCAACAAGGTTAATCCAAACACAAGCAAACTTTGCTCATACTACAGGCACAGATGAAATGATGCAAATTGAAAATGAAATTAAATCTAGATTTCCTAATAATCCACAATTACAACAATCAATTATGAGAAGTATTTCCAATAACTTAAAACAAATACAATCTCAAATTCAACAAGTTCAAAGTTCGACAAAAAATAATCCAGCATTAAATAACATCAAAAATACAATAATTCAACATTTAAATGCTACTTGGAAGGCTTTTGCAAATGAAATTAAAAATTATCCAATGGCTATTGCAAATGCCTTTACTCATAGCTTTAAATCGGAAGATTTCCATTCAAGAAGGATTCCTCAAGAATTTCAAACACAAATAGAATTTTTAGCTAGACAAATTAAAAATCCAGATAAACAACGTCAGTTTTTACAATCTATGATTGAATTAGCAAACAGAATAATTCACGAAATTCCCAATAATTAAACATATTTTATTTTTTTAATTCTAAATTTTTCTGGATTGTCATCACCCATCCACCCAAAACCATATCTGTCTCTTGAATTGTAATAATCCCAAAATCCTTGTCCTAAATTCATTTTTGCAACCATTGTTCTCCACTGACGATCAGCAGTTCCCCTATTATAAGCAGTAGCTTTTGGGTGCGCACATCTTATCCCATAATCTCTTGCAACAATTTTACCCTCTAATGCACAATAATATGCTGCTATTACCTCAATACCCCAGCCAAATAAATTGATGTTTAAATCCATTGGCCCAACTTTGTTAGAAATACTTGTTGATAAGCTCCAAATAGTACTATCAGTTGCAGGAACTTTTTTAACCCCGTCTCCCAAATCTTCTAACATATATGGATTATAAGTCCAAGGTGTCCAATGAAAGTTAGGAGCATATATGCCTGCTTTATCACCATGTTTTTTATAAAAGTCTGTTAATCGAACCATCAATCTATTGTAATCGAAAATAGTCACATCAGAGTTAATTAGTAAAATAACATCAGCATCGGATAATTCAAGAGCTTTATTCCAAAGACCAGAATAATAAATATTACCATATTTTTTAATTCTATCTGTTTCTTCAAATTCAGGATCATCTTTATGATGACAATTTAATAAAAATGTATCAGCCCCAATGTTAGTTAAATTTTCATATAAATCATATGCTTTTCTAAAAATAGCATAATTAAAAATAAAAACTTGGATTCGCATAATATAAATATAGTATGAATCTAAAGCTCTCTTTTAAAAAATGGCTAGAAGCTTCAGGAGCCGAAAGGATTAATCCAGATCAAACTCCAGACCCCGATAGTCTAGGTAAATTTAGATTGGACTTAACTCCTCTGCCTGGAAATAAAAAAGGTATGAAAAAAACCAAAAATTAACAATTCCCTTTCCCTGTATTCTTGTTTCTAAATTTCCTAACCCTTTGGTTTTTAGTTTTAATGACCTCTTGTCCTCCAGTTTTAAGGTCATTAGTCCCTTGACCTTCAGTTTTAACAATGCCTTGTCCTTCAGTTTTAAGGTCTTTAGTGCCTTGCCCTTCAGTTTTAGTAGGGGTTTGCCCTTCAGTTTTAAGGTCTTTAGTACCTTGCCCTTCAGTTTTAGTAGGGGTTTGACTAACATTCAATTCTTTATCTTGTCCTCCTAATTTAAGTTCATTTGTAGATTGACCTTGAACTTTACCTGGAGTTCGAGCAGCACTTAAATCTTTAGTGTTTTGTCCTTTAATCTTTGAAGTTTTAGTCCCTTGTCCTTCAGAAATTATAGATGTTTGATTACTTATACAATGTGGAAGTGAAGCGGTATTTAGTGGTGGCGCAGTGCTTCTAAGCTCTGCAAAGGCAGAAGCATTGAAATGTTCATTTATCTTTGCAGAGCCATCAAATATTGGAATCGTCTGCAAATTCTGCATCCTTAACTGAATTAATGGCATAAACTCTTCAAGTATATATCAATATCTGAAATGGTTTAGTGAATTGCCCTACCCTAAAAGTAGATGGCTTCGTATATCATCCTTAACCAACTGAAAGTTCAATCGGGTTTCCTAAGTCCATACGCTTTAATTCCCGTAATTCCTACGGTACTCATTCCTTGTTTCAATATCATTCTAGATGCATTGTAATCACGGTCATGTACTTTACCACAAACGCATGTCCAAGTGCGATCTTTAAGTTTTAGATTTTGATTTATCCATCCACAATCCTCACAAGTTTTACTAGATGGAAACCAACGATCTACCCTTCCTATAATGCGTCCGTACCAATTAGATTTATATTCTAATTGACGATTAGTTTCATAGAAGGCGGCATCTTGTATCGCTCCTGCTAGACAATGATTTTTCATCATGTTCTGCACTGCCAAATCTTCAAGAATTATTACTTGATTTTCGTTAATAATCTTTCTGGTTATTTGGTGCAGATGGTTTGTTCTGATATTCTTGATTTTCTGATGTATCTTTGTTAATTTTTTTCTTATTTTTTCTCTATTTTTGCTCCCTTTCTTTTTCCTGCAAAAATTTCTCTGGAGACGTTTCATCTTTCTCTGTAAAGTTTTATATGGTTTGATATTTTCATACTTTGTGCCATCTGAACACGTTGCGAGTGTTTTTATCCCTAAATCTATACCTACTGCTTTATCGGTTTTTGGCAACTCTGGAATTTCTCTTTCTACAGTAATACTAACATAATATTCTCCACTTTTATTTTTGCTAACCGTAGCAAATTTGATTTCTCCTTCAATATTACGGTGTTTGACCATTGTGATGCCTTCAAGAAACTTCGGAATATAAAGTTTATAATCGTCTACCTTGACCGATTGTGGTACTCGAAACGATTGGTATGAGTGTTTGGACTTATATTTAGGAAACCTAGCCCTACCTGCGAAGAAATTGTTATATGCACCATCCAAACACTTCAGAGAATACTGTAAACTCTGACTACCAACTTCTTTTAGCCACACCAAAGACTTCTTCAATTCTGTTAATTCCTTAGCATTGTCATAGTAATTGAGACTGGTCTTGTCGGCAAGGTAGGCATTTTTTCTTCTGGTCAAAAAGTAATTATAGAGATATCGTGTCGCTCCAAAGTGTTTAGCTAATAAAATACATTGGGCTTCTGTAGGATAAAGTCTAAAACGGTAAGAGCACATGAACATTCTTATGCTAGTTTCCATTCTAGTATAATATAGTATACTAATAAGTTTTTTTGCTGTATATGATAAATACAATAGTTATGAGCGAAACATTTACAGAGCTAAATCCTGGTAGTGGCGGTGACGTATTTGATGAAGAACTGGTTTCCGGGTTCCCTGTCGCTCCAATAGACAGAAAAAGAGAAAGAGTTCAAATAGCTGGAGCCACAAGATTTGAAATAGCTCGTGTAATTAATACTAATCCAACTGGCACCGAATATGCAGTTGTAACACGAAATATAGCTTCTGGCATTCAATCAATTTCTTTGCCTGGTACTCCCGTAGTAGAATTTGGAACAATAGCTTTAGTTCCAGCTTCAACGGAGACTACCGTAGTTTCTTATGTTGTTCCGGCCCTTAAAGTATTTTATGGCATGGGATTTATTGCATCTGGCGACGTAGATGGCAGATATGTTTTTTATATAAATGCAACAGCAAAGATTGCAGCGAGATCATCAGTAGCAGAACCTACTGCAAACATTGATTTTAAATTTGTCTCACCAATAGCAGTGGCAGGACAAACAATAACTATAAAAGCAACCCACTATGCTACAGGAATTTTAGCAGAATTTGAAGCTACTATTTTAGGTTACTTAATAGATGTTTAGACTTGATTTAAAAGTGAAAATGAAGTACAAGATTAGATTATGGCTTATCGTATTCTAAGCATTGATGGCGGAGGAATTTATGGTGCAATTTCAGCCACATTAATAGAAAGAATTCATAAAAAATACCCAAATTTCTTAAACAGTGTAGATTTATACGCAGGAACTTCTATTGGTGGCGTAATTTCTCTTTTAATTGCAAACGATTTTCACCCTAATGAAATCAAACAATTCTTTCTGAGATATCCACCAATTATTTTTGAAAATAATTTCTTAAGAAGAATATTAAATTATTTTGGCATCACGGCAAAATACTCTAACAGAAATTTAACTTATGTGCTTTCTAAATATTTTGGTGATAAAACGTTAGGCAATTTACACAAAAAAGTTTTAATTCCTGCTTTTGCAATAAATTGTTGTGCAGGGCCGTCACAATGGCGAGCAAAAATATATCACAATTTTGAAGGATCGGATTCAGATAAAAATGAGAGCATAGCAAAAGTTGCATTAAGAACCACTGCTGCTCCTGTGTATTTCCCAATATTTGAAAACTATATTGATGGCACTCTAGTAGAAAATAATCCATCAATGTGTGCGATTGCTCAAACTCAAGATAATCGTGCCATAATAAATCCTCGGCCTGCCTTGAAAGATATAAAGTTAATTTCAATTGGAAGAGAACAAACGAACCATTATATCCAAGGGAAAAATTTAGACTATGGTTTCTTAAGATGGGTGAAGCCATTAGTTCAGATGACTTTAGATAGGGATTGTAGAGTTGTACATTATCAAGTTGAAAAAATATTAGAAGAAAATAATTATTACAGACTTGCGCCAGTCCTTTCTCCAACCTTAGATAAAGGAATTGATAATTGGAGAAAAACAAATAGTATAATAAATGTTGCAAATCAATTTAATTTGGATGATGCATTCCAGTGGATTGAAAAAAATTGGTACTAACAACCATCTGGCTTAATTTGAATTTGATTAGGTTGAAATCTTACAATGTACCCAGCTAACGCCGGAATTGGTACTAATAAAGCCCCAAAAAATAACATGTTGCCTTCACCATAATTACCATCATCTATAATGGCAATGTCAGTAATTGTTCCCCAAGTTTTTTTTGCCATAGGGAAAGAAATAAAATTTTTATTAGTTACAAGCCCTGCTAATCCTAAATTCCAATTAATATCACCGGGATTTATTACTTGCCTGGAATAATTATTTCCAGGCTCATTTAAAACTTCTGGTATTGTAGCTCCAGTGTTACTTTTATTAGGGGATGAAGTGCATAAAGCAATAGCTATATTATTTGGTTTCGGCAAATGACCGTGTTCAAAAATATGAGACATTACCTGATTTTCTAAATAACTACTCATTCCAGACATTAAAATCTTACCTTTTTAGAAACAATAGTCATCGGAATTGGATTTCCGCATTTAGAAACAGATGCAGTCGAACAAACAGGTTTTTTCTTGCCACTACAGCTACAACCTCCATTATTTTCTGGTTTAAAAGCTTTAAGATATTCTGGCTGTCCTGGAAGTTGATTGTTATTGAAACATTTTGAAAAATGACTTCTTATCAAGTTACCATCATTTGTTAATTCAAATGGACTTAATTTATCAGGACGAATCATATCATGATGCTTAAGAAACTCAACGCAACAATGTGCATGTTCAATTAATTCTTCAATATCAGAAGATATAATACCAACACATTCTCCAGTTCCATTGAATTCATAAAATGTATCATTGGGAGCTTCTACATTCATCATGAAATGTGGCAATGGCAATAATTCCGTTTTCTTGTTACGCACTGCAATAACATTACTTTCTTCCATAATTTCATCTGAAGCTTCAATTGATGGTTGAAACAACATCCAATTCAAATCTATCATTGGTTTAACAGGCTCACGCAAAATACCTCTTTTAATAAACGCTTGATTCATTATGGAATTATAAGAATAATTATTGCCTTTGTCTACAACTAACATAGATTTTGCAATTGAATCATAAAACCTAATATTTGCAGGAGCCATTCTAAGACTTCTAAAAGTATATCTGGCCATCGTATCTCTTGCCTTAATTAAAGCAGCTTTAGGAGGTAAAGTTTGTTTTTCTACTTCGTATATGCCAACTAGAATGTCATACCATACCCCTGTAAAAACTCTACTAAAATTATGTGGCTCTGATGTTAATTGATCGTCTCTGCCTTGACGTGGTAAAGTTTCAGGCTGACTATAATTAAAATCATTAACTGCATTCCTTAAAAACCCAGCAGAATAACCCATTCTACCTCCAGTCATATGATAAATAGCAGCACCCATTTCTTCGGCAAGACGAGTTGCAACATTAGGCTTACGCAAATCACCAGCAGTTTCTTGAATCATTGTGTCTAAAACAAGATCATGTTGAAGAAGGTTAATAATTGCATGAATGTCACCAAATGATTCATGAAATGCCCATATTTCCATAGCTTGCACATTGTATAAATCAGGACGTAAAGCATCTAATAAGGCATGACCTAATTCATGTGCCACAACATCTGTTGAATTTGAAGCATAAACCATATTTTTAGTTACTGGATCGGTTGCATAAAAGAACTTTAAACCCATACGATCATAATAAGCATTTAATTGCTTGCCTGCCCTTGGCTCTACAAGCAAAGTTTGTACAGATGACCATTTCTCTACAGGTTTTAGTAAAGTTGCATTAATTAAATTAATAGCGTTAACTATAGTATTATAACAACATGCAGCTTGATGTTCTAAAGAATAAAGAACAGTTGTAGCACCTCTATATCCATCTACTTTAAAATCTAATACGCCAGGTCTAGCTGGTAGTTGCACTTGTTCAACAAGATTAGGAGTACTAGGATCATTAAGAATATAAGTTATGTCTGCCATATAACTATATATCCACATCTATGTTTGAAGAAAAAGAAAAAATCATAAAAGAAAAAAGACTAGCTGAAGTCGTTGATAAAGACTTTTTAGGCTTAAGTGGCAAGTTCGGATGTATTCTTAGACATTTAGGGCATCCTGTTGTAGAACAAGGCAGTTCATGGATTACAAACTCGCCTCCAATTGATGTATGGGCGATTCCAGGGGAAGAAGAAATACCAACTTTAGATAGATATGAATCAACAACAGAAGTAGGGAGATTCTTTGATGGCTTACCTTATGGAATGCATTTAGAAATAAAATATACAGAAGAAGAAAAAACATTGACAGTATATTACAAAGGTTATATGGTGTATTGCGAAGAAGCAAGCGATCTTAAGTGTTTTGTTCCCCACAAAGAATGGGAAGAATTAATAGAAAGATTATATCGAATAGCAAAGAAAGAAGAACCACAATACAAGGAAGATGCAGCTTTAGAAAAGAAAATGGAAGATAAAAGGGATAAATTAAACTTCTTAGAAAAGCTTAAAAAAGAATGGGGATTTAATATATGGAGCTAAAAATTCTATTAAAAGAACTTGCAAAATATGGGGTTCCAGAAAGCGAAGTTCTTAAGCTTATTAAACCAAAAACTCCAAAATTCAAAGCTATTGTTAGATATAATAGAGGATTAGGTCCAGAATTCACTAATCTTAATATAATAGAAGCAGAAAACTTAACTGAAGCCAATAGATTAGCAGTTGAAGAAGCAGAGCTTTTTTTCAAAACCAAAGAAGGATTTGAAAAAGCTGTAATTATAGAAATTAGATTACAGCATGTTAAGGAGTAACCAAATCTAAACTTGTCAAAACGTAAGGTTCTTCAGTAATTTGATCTGGACTTGAGTTCATGCCCGTATAAACGTATTTAATCTTTTTAGCCAACCAACCTTCCATAGCTCCTGCTGGATATTCTATAATCTCCGTTATTCTTCCTGACATATCTAATGTCATTTTTCTAAAAGTAAAGACTTCAGAACGACCACGTAACATTTGCCAATCTTCTTGAGGAGATGTATAATCAAATCCAGCATCAGTAATAATAGCTTGGTCAACAGCATCAGATGTATCCAATCCAATCAACATCCCAACGGAATCTGGAAACACAAACCGATTCGCTATTGTATGTCTTGAAAAATATACTGGTAATTCAGCAACACCAGCTTTTTTATTAAATCTTAACTTTTCTTCTGCTCCTGGATTATCAATATAAACCCTAACCATTGGTTTTGGACGACCAGCCTTAGATTTAATTAAAACGGTCGCAGGACCAGTCGAACGAAATCGAGTAACTTCAGCAACAAACATTTCAGAAAAAGTAAGATCAGCATTTAAAAGTGTAACTACTTCAAAAGCTGTTGTTGTTCCTGGAGAAGCACCGGCAACATTAACCGCTAATGCAGAATAATTCTTGAATTCAGTATCATAAGCATAATTTAAAGTTAATGTGGTAACTACAGAAAAATCATATGGCTCAGTATTCCAAGCTACCATAGCGTTCTGATAGTTTTTACTTCCTGGGACTATGAAGGTTAAAACGAACTTGTTATCGCCTAATATTAAAGTTCCTCTGAATTCTGAGTCAAATGGGTTCATGTAGAACATAACATTACCTTTTCTAACAAATTACGAATAAAATTACCATTCCATTTATAATCAACTTCAAATATTATTTAGCAATCAAATACCAGTTTTTACTAATTCTAATAAATTAAATCTTTGTAACGTAGACCAGTTAGGACCAGGAACACGATGTTTATTTCTACCAAGCTGACTCCATCTTGCTATTCTGGCACGATTGTAGCTTTTAACAGGAGCTACGTCTAACTTTCTAGTAATACTACCTTCCCTTAATTCGTATCCAGTAACAAAGTCTTTGTTGGACTCAATAATTAATATGGTACGTCTTACAGGGTGGGAATGATTTCCTTTGTAATAAAACTTAGCGATTGGCGAATTTTTAACTATATCATACATTCTAAACTCCTTAAACAGTAATTTTATATGATAAACAATACCAAGGTATGCAAGGACGTATTATATCCAATAAATTATAATAAGACCTGCCCGATAAAACAAGCACAAATTGATTTTTATTATACGTCTGCGGCTGTACATGGCTTTTTAACACAAAAGATGTATACAGTATATTTGACAAAAATTCTACCTCTCTTTTTGTAAACCCTTGAGTGCATAACGTACAATGCTTTTGTCTTTTTTGAGGACAATTACTCCCGTCATCTAAGAACCACATTGCCAATGTTTCAGGATTTATAGTGATATCTTTGGGAACTATTTTAATATATTTCTTGTCGCCAGGAATATACCATTTTTGCCATAAATTTGTAAATATTGGATGTGTTATTGTATTTACTACATAACCAGATTTTTTTAAATTTCCCTTTTCGTGTGTAATTTTACCTTTTGTTAAATTTATGATTTTTGAACGGCGTTTAACCAAGTATACTTTACAATTTTTCGTATACGGTAGCAATTGATCGTGTAACCATCTGATCGGCTCTAAGTATTTTTGTTGCTTTTTAAATTTACTATCACTCCATTTCCCGTTAGGTTTTTCTAACCATGCATCGCCAAGCATAGAACCTAAAATTAAACTTTCTTGAAATGGAGTAAAAGATGGCAAGCTCAATTTATGAGTATTTTTATAATATCTTAGATCATTTAATTTCTTATAAAGTTCTTCAGGCCGAACTATATCTTTATAAAATACTCCATTTAAAATTCTACTGACAGTTGCAGCACTTATTGAATATTTTACAGAAAGTTCAACTTGTGAATATCCATTTAAATAATCATAAATTAATTTTTTAGCTTCATTTCTTCCTATTTTTATCATTTAATTCACAATAAATATTTGTGGCATAGCTAGGATTTCCTAAGAGTTTACTAGAAAATCTAGAATCAGACAAGGGAACTTCAAAAAGTAAATTATTTTTTATAAAATTTGGCAAACTATTGGGATAGGCTTTAGACTCTGGCATTTCTATCTCGGCCATAGCAAAATAAGTCTTATTTGTATAATCTTTAAAATAATCAATTTCCCACAATTCATCAGAATTGTGAATTAAATATCGTATTTTATCTAATTTATTAAGGCAAAATGGCCAAATATCATTAAAATCTCGTTTTCCTATTTTTTTCTCTATTTCTACCGTTCTTCCTCCTCCATTCACCGTAGTTTTAAAAGTCATATAAAAACTAATTTTTTTATAATTCTTTACCTTTCTAAACCTTAAGGAAATGCCTCTTCCTGCCAGCAGATATCCTTGACTTATTAATAATTTAGCCTCTGCCATTCTTTTTATAGAAGATTCAGAGGCTAAATTTAATATAAATTTTAATTCATTTTCTGTGGGAATTTTAGGCTCCAGATTTAATAAGTTGTTTAAGATGATCGACATCTTTTCTGCTTTTCATCAGTTGGTCTTCTAAAAAGATTTCAATCCACTTTCCATCAACGCCGCCAAGCAATGCTGCATCTGCCATCCTTTGAACATAATTTTTAGTAACTTCTTCTTCCATACTTAAAGCATATGATAAAATATCTGTAGGAAAAGTAAAATCGGTACGAAATTCTTTGACATCTGTACTTGGGATGCCGCCTAACCCTAAAATCAAATCCCCAAACTGCTGAACATGCTGCATTTCTCCTTGAGCTTCCTCCATTAGAAACTCTCTTAGTTCCTCTCGATGCAGTCCATTTATAACAATTGCACTATATAAATAAAAGTGCATATGTTTATATTCGTTCCCTAAATCAGAATTCAAAAGATCAATCATTTTTTCTTTATTCATTATTTCTCCAACTAAAGTAATATTAAATAACTAAATATAAAATAGTATGGCAGATTCAATTTGGCGTGGTAAGTATAGTACTTTGAAAGAATATTATAAAAACGAATATCCTGAGGAATATTTCGAATTAGATGCTTTCCAGCTAGAAGTTGATCCTGATGAAACTGTCGATGAGATGTCAGCATATGATGCCGACAAACAACGACTTGAATACAGAAGGTGCATGGCAAGTTTCCCTTATTTTGCTACCAAGTATGTTAAAATTCTCCATCCAAAAAAAGGATTAGTACCCTTTATCCTTTATAAATATCAAAAAAGAGTACTTGGTTTTTATGACAAACATAGGTTTAACATTATTTCCAAATTTAGACAAGGTGGATTAACCTCATTGACAGAACTATGGGGATTATGGTTATGTTTATTTAAATTAGACCAGCAAATTCTATTCTCATCTAAAACTGATAGTGAAGCTATTACAGCCGGTGAAATAGTTAACACCGCAGAAAAATATATGCCAACTTGGATGAAACCTAATAAACAAGATGGAAAATGGAACGATCACCAAAAACACTTCCCAGAAACGGGCGGGAAAATGGTCTTCGGTACGCCAGAACGTGCTAGAGGTCTTGCCATAACCTATCTAATTTTGGACGAAGCAGCATTTATTCCAGAAATGGAAAGACATTGGAAAAGCTTGTATCCAACACTTTCTTTAGGTGGTAATTGTATTGTTATTTCCACCGTTAATGGTTTAGGTAACTGGTATGAAGAAACATTCCATGCTGCCCAAGCTGGTAAAAATAAGTTCCATGTTATAGAATTAGATTATTGGGAACATCCTGATTATAATGATCCTTTATGGGTCAAAGAACAAAAAGCACAATTACAAGAAAAAGGATGGCTTCAGGAAGTTTTACGAAAATTCTTGGGTTCAGGTAATACTTATATTCCTTCAGACAATTTAGAATCTTTACTGAAATCAACCAAAGAAAGAATTCCAAAAAAGAGATTGTATAGGCAGCTTACTAACAAGTTTATTACAAGTTCAGAAGAAGATGCTTGGGAAGCTGAAGGAGCGATGTGGGTTTGGCAAGAACCTTTAGATGGCCACGAATATATTATGGGCGTAGATTGTGCTGATGGTGGCGGCGATGAATGTGATAACAGTTGTTTCCAAATATTCGATATAAATACCTTAGAACAGGTTGCAGAGTTTTACAGCAATAAAGTTTTATCTCATAAGTTTGCAGAGCTTATTACTGCTGTAGGCGCAACTTATAATCATGCTCTTGTTGTAGTAGAAAACAACGTAGGCGGAGCAGTTATTAATAACTTAGAACACAAATATTATTACGATAATTTATTTTATGATATTTCATCAAAAAGATCAAAAGTAGGCATTAAATTAAGTTCAATTAATAGACCAGTAGTGTTAGAATCCCTTCAAAATAGAATTATTAATGGTTCTATAAAAATTAACAGCAAAAGATTAGTAAAAGAATTAACTACATTTATTTATAATGGGGCAAAAGTACAAGCAATTAAAGGGAAACATGACGATGCTATTTTGGCTGCTGCTCTTGCAATGTATGTCAGAGATACTATTTTAAGAGATGTCCCTGTAGGCGCACAATTAACTAAGGAACAAGAGGCTCCATTAAAATCAGTATCCTATGAAGAAATTAAAAGAGAATTAATGGAATTAGTTAATGAAGAGATGGGAAAAGATAATTTCGACCCTCTTCAACTTACCGCTGAAGAGGAAACCTCTTTAGGAATGGCTTATTCTTTCCGAAGAAAAAATGAAAAAATACTCTCTGAGTTTGGATGGTAATGAAAAATAATACAAATCATTCTAAAGACTGTTTAATAAGAGCTTTAAATAACTTGCCTCAAGATTTTGCCCTGCAAGAAACTAGAATTTATATCAATAAGGCCATTCAAGCAATCCAAAAAGTAGAAGAAAAAAGAAACAAACATAATGAAGCAACAAAATCAACACCTCTACAAAATTGGAACAACATGCTTAAAACCAGTTTATATAATGTTCAAACTCCAATAACTTCAAAAAGAACTCTTGATATTATCAATCAAATGCTTGAAGAAGAAAAAAATACATTAAAACAACTAGATGACCAAACGGATCAAACTTTATTGGATTAAATTATTGGCTTGCAAGTAAAACAGATGTCGCTCATATGATTCTTGAGCAGCATCTATTAAATCAGAAGTCACTAAGGGATTATATTTAGGAATGTAAAATGACTCTAACTTCAAATCATCTCTTAGACTTAAATAATCTTTAATAACATGTAGCCCACGTCCCTCAGAAAGTGAGTTCCATGTTAAGCATAATCCATTAGTTAATTTAGCCATTTCACAGATTCTTCTAAGTCTATAAACATAATACCTAAACATACTATCAGCGTCTTCTTTGTTTTTAACTATAGCATTTAAAGAAGATTTGGCATCTCTTAACACAAATATAAACTTAACAAATTTATAAACCGATTTATTTGTCAGATAATAATTTTGTAAAAGATGGTCCATCCAAATAGCAGAAGAATCTCTTAGCTTATGCAAGTTGCCAGTAAGCGTTTCTAATTTAAAAGGATGATCGTATACAACATTAGGATGAAACCATTTAATTCTAGAATTTTTATCTAGAATGTTACATAATACATCACTTCCTGAACCTAGATGACTAACTATAAACAGTATTTTATACATGGTTAACTAATATATAATGAGTTAGAAAATAAGGATAATTATGGCGTGGACAGATTTTTTTAAGCTTTTTAATAGTACCTTTACATTAGACCCATTATCTAAAAAATCAGATAGAAAAAATCTACCAAGCGCAGGCGTATCATCAAATGATGTTTTTCCTGATCCTAGAAATACTGATAGCTTATCTTCTGGGACAGGCGGCTTCATAAGAGTACAAAACGATTTAGTCGATCTTACAACTACAACTAATCGAGTAAACCGATATAAAGAATATGATAGATTAGTTGCAAGTATATCTGAAATTGAAATGGCAATGACAGTATTTGCCGATGAAGCTTGCGTATATGAAGATACAATCATAAATACAGTCTTTCATGGCCCTAAAACCATTAAATGGCTACAACAAAATAAAACAGATGATAAGTTTCCAGTATATTGTTATGACTTTAAAAAAGAAGATTATACAGTTGGATGGTCCTATGCTCCAAGATTTGTTAAAAAAGCAAAAACCGTAAGGGTTATTCTTGATAATGGAGAAATAGAAATAGTAACTCCAGATCACAGAATACTAAGAAAAGATGGCGAATGGATAATGGCAGAAAATTTAAAGTTTGGTGATAAATTAATGCCATTTTACAAAATAAAAGCAAATCAAAATTTAACTAAAGTTAAAACTAAACAATTTCCAAGAATTTTTACACATAATAAAGGCTGGATACATGAACGTCAATTTTTAGATGAATGGAGAAGTGGGAAAGATTTACCAGAATATGAAAAAGTAAACAAATTAGGCAGATTGCTAGCCCAAAAACTTCATGTAAAAGATATCGCAAAATTAATGGGAGTCGCAGCACCTACCCTTGAATACCAGTTATCAAGTGAAGGATTTAGCTGTAAAGAATTCAGGTTATTATCTAAAAACTTATCTTACAGAAGGGTAATCAAAGTAGAACCCTGGCATGAATTAGATGTATATGATTTGTCTGTAGAAGATCATAAAAACTTTTGCACTCAGTCTTTAGTAATGCACAATTGTCAAAAAGATGAAGATGGACAAGTTTTCAAAATAACATGCAAAAATCAAGATGTAAAAGAAGAATTAGAAACTTTATTCTTTAAAGTCCTAGAATTCGATCAATTGAATATTTGGGATAAAGCTAAAAGACTATTCATAAAAGGAGATGCATTTTGGGAAATAGTAGTAGACCCGGATAATCCAAAAGATGGAATTCTAAAGATTGCCGATTTGCCCCCAGATAATATGTATAGAATCGAATCGACTAAAGGCAAAGTTCTTGAATATCAACAAGCAAAAGAAGGTCCAGATTATCAGGCTTTACTAAAAGCTCCATTAGGAATGGCTACTGATAATGAATTAGCACAGTCTATGGCCATTAGATTTACCCCTGACCAAATCATACATTTAAGAATTGGAGATTATAGAAAATCCTTTTATCCATATGGCGTTAGTTTAATAGAACCAGCCAGAGGACCAGCCCATCAATTAAAAATGATGGAAGATAGTATGGTCGTATATCGACTTTGCCTTGCTGGTAATACTAGAATTAGAACGGCAGATTATTATAAGTATATTAAAGATTTAGATATTGGCGATATTGTTTATAGTTTCTCCGAATCTGGCAAACAAATGCCAACGACAGTAGAAGCTGTTAAAAATAATGGAAAGCAAAAAGTTTATGACGTTATTTCTAGGCATGTAAGTATTCGTGGTAATGAAACGCATCCAATTTTAGTTAACAGAGATGGCGTCTATCAATATGTTGATGTTAAGAACTTAATTCCTGGTAAAGATAAATTTATATTAACCACTAAAGATGTTGGATTTATTCCTAGTATTCCAAGGATTTACGGACCAATGTGGGCTAAGCTTAATGACGAAGCTAGAAAAGAATTTAAAAATAAACGCTTTAAAAACAAATCTCAACTAATGAGGCAATGTTCTTCTGAATTTGGAAGAGTAAGACAATTCTTATATACTAAAGGTAAAGCATTGCCTTTAGAAAGAGCCAAAGAAATATGTAATATATTTGGCATAGATGAATCCAAATTATTGCTAGTTAATAAAGGGGAAAATAATTCTGAAAGAATAAGTTTACCTGAGCGAGTCACTGAAGAATTTGCTAAGTTATTTGGTTTTATTTGTGGTGATGGGTCTATTCATAACAACAATCAAATTTCATTTTCTTCTTCAGAAGACGACCAAATAAATCAATATTATTCTGGACTACTTCAAAAGTATTTTGGAAAGGTAAGATTCGAGTTAGATAAAAGATCAAAAAAGAAATTAGGCAAATTTGTATCTGATTCTACAACTGCATGTAAAGTATTTGGTGCTATGGGATACATTCATAATCACCACAACACGAGAATACCAAAATGGGTGTTTAATTCTCCTAAAAATATTCGACGAGCATTCGTTGAAGGGTTGTCAGATGCAGATGGATGTGAGCGATTTACCAAGAAAGGCACTTGGTTTTCTACAATTGAATTGTGTAATGAGAAACTAATAGAAGACATTAAAGAATTATGGTCTTCTATTGGGCTTTGTTCAGGACAGTTAAAGAAAAGGACAAGAGAAAATAAGCACTTATTACTTGGTAGAAAGCTACCTGTAAAAACCACTTCTTATTTGGTTACTATTAGTGATAATTTATTACCTAAAGAAGAAAATATAACAAAAGTAGTAGAGGTTGGAGAGGAAGATGTATATGACATCACTGTGAATTCTAATTATCATAATTTTATAGCTAATGGCATTCCAGTTCACAATACAAGAGCGCCTGAGCGTAGAATATTTTACATAGACATCGGTGGTCTTCCCAGCTTTAAAGCTGAAGCTTTCATTAACAGAATGAAAGATCAGTTTAGGAAGAAGAAGATGACTCATAATATGAATAATAGTACGACTGGAGCTTCGGCTGTAGATGAAAGATGGCACGCTCCAGCCGTAGATGAGGATATTTGGATTCCAGTAAGACAAAATTCAACTACAAGAATAGACACTTTACCTGGCGCACAAAACTTAGGAGAAATAGATGACACAGTTTATTTCAGAACCAAGTTATTTGCCGCACTTAACTTTCCACCTAACTACTTCTACTCACAAGATGCAAATGCTACTAGAATTACACTTTCAGCGAATGATGTAAAATTTGCCAAGTTAATAGAAAGATTACAAGCTTATATGGAATATGGCTATAAAGAAATAGCCATAAGACACTTAAAATTAATAGGTTATCCAGAAAATACATTTGAAGACATAAAAATAAAGATGACGCCACCTTCTGATTGGCGAGAATTAAGTCGAGCAGAAGTCATAACAAATAGAATTAATAATGCTAATTCTCTTAAAGGCTCCCAATTGTTATCTGATTATGATATCTTAACAAAATGGATGAAATACCCAGAAGATGAAGCAAAAGAAATGATAGCTAGAATGAAAATTCAAAAATTAGAAGACTTAAAGCTTCAAGTTCTAGCTCAAAATCCTCAATTGCTTGGCGTTGGCATTCCAGGTATGGGCGAACAAGAAATTTCAGCACAGCCAGGCGGTCCTAACCCAATGCTAGGTCCAGATCAACAAATGCCACCAGGAGGTCCACCAGCAGGCCCAGAAGGTCCGCCACCTGAAGTTGCACCACAATCAATGGAGAAGTCTGAACCGGCACCTGAACCGCAATCTCAGGCCAAACCGTTACCTAATCCAACAGATGATGATATTATTAAATACGATCTTGAACTTCAGGACTACGATCAGGATCAAGATTATGAAGAACCTGACTATAGTGAAGGAGAATAATGAATAAAAAATTTCTAGATGAAGCGATGCAACTTGAAAAACATTGGGCAAAATTCCCAAATTTATTCCCAAAAATGAAAGAAGGCCAAGTTCTTTTAGAGTCACAAAGACTTCGTAATGAATTTGATGTAGGCCATGCTGGATTCTATGCAATTCATAATAGACTAAATCTAGAAAAAGTTAATAAATGTGGATGCTATCACTGTTTAACCATGTTTGACCCAAAAGAAATCAAAGAATGGGTTGATAATGATGACACAGCTATGTGCCCTTATTGTGAAATAGACTCAGTTATTCCAGAAAATACAGATTATTTTTTAAGCAAAGAACTTTTGACCAAAATTAATGAACATTATTTTAAACAGGATTAATTGTATCAGCAGCAGCAGGGACAACAATATCTGCCTCTTTATCTGAATCCGGCTTGTTGCTTACCGCTCCCTGATCCCTATATTTCTTCAATTCTTCGGCAATTTGCTCATCTTTTCTAGCCAAACTTCTAAAAAGCTCCACTATTGCATCTCGGTGACGCATAACTGCCATCTGCGCAATGTTATTCAATATTTCATCTGATTCAAGATCGGCACAGGCTTCACTTCTTTGTTGATAATATTGCCGAAAACTTTTCATTTTTTAACTCCTCTTGCATATCTATAAGATAGACTCATATTTTTAAGAGTCACTGTATTAATAATTGTAAGAATTCACTATAGGAGTTATCAAAATATGAAGAGAAAATTAATCAGTCATGAAGGTTTTGACAAACTTAATGAAGGTTCATTTTGTGTTGTAGAAAACGAACTCGCCCAAGCTGAAGATGTTATATCTAAAGTAGTAGGCGTTAAAGGTTTGAAGCTAAATTGCTTCAACGAATCAACCGTAATCTATGAAACCCCAAGTAAAACTTTCTTACATGCTAATTATAAAATGAATGATAAGAAAATTGTTTTGGAGAACATAGAAGAATTAATTATTGACGAACAATCAGCAAAACAAAAATCTAAAGCCATTGTTTCGAAAATGGTTGAAGAAATGTTACAGAAAAATGATGCAAAGGCAAATGATTTATTTAAAGAATATCTCTCATTGCCAATGGTTCGCAAAAATCTTTTAGAGTCAAAAGCTCCGCCATTTGTTAAGAAAGATAAGAAAGATGGCAAAAAAGATGACGAAGACAAAAAAAATGGCTTCTTTGGCAAAAAAGATGACGACAAGAAAGATAAGAAATTCAAATTCAAGAAAGTTGCCAAAAAGAAAATCCAAGAATGGTCAACTCTTTCTGAAAATGTATTAAATTATGTTGATTTTCATAATTTCAGCCCAACAATGAAAGATACAAAAGCCTCCCATGATGAAAAAGGCAATGTGGTAGCTTTAAGTATTCCTAATTCACATCTTCGTAATGAAGGCAAGTTACTTTCTTTCAATTGGAAGGTTTTAGACACAGAAGTTAAAGTTCTTCGTTCAAAGGCAATGAATGTGACTGAAGATACTAACTTTAGTCGTGCTATGTCTGATCTTAAGAAATGCAATAATCTCTCAGATAATAAAGCACTTGAAACAACTCTTGCTAATGTAGTTCAAGCTTGGCCACACTTAATTTACTTAACGCAATCAGAATTGGCAGCTAAAATTAGTGAGGCTCTTGAGACAGCAGGCGAAACTAATTACGACGATCAAACTTGCGAATTTATGGCAGAAGCTATTCTCCGTACAGTAGTAGAAGCCTATTCAGAAAGAGCAAGTAAAATCATTCGTCTGTCAGGTACAACAATCAAAGATAAATCAGATGACTTCTATGAAGATTTCCAAAGAGTAACTAAGGATTTCTATAAGTCAATTGATGAATCTATGAAAACTGAAATGCAAGTATTTACTGACCTTTATAACGCTTTAGTAGAAGTTTACAGGACTGCTCAAGGCGAAAGCAATGAAGTAGTTCGCAGTGAGGCCAATGGATTCTTACATGAACTTAAATCAGTTCTTGAACAGGAATCTAAACCAACATTAGAACTTGCAGAACAAGTTGCAAGTTGGTTGGTAAATCTTGTCGAAACTAATCTTGAAGGAAATGCATGGGATGTTTCTAACTCCCCTCACATGACAATTGTAGGCGATCATCCCCAAATGGCTAAGAATGCCAGCAAGGGTTATACCCCATCATCTGACTTCTCTGGAGATTGGGGTGACAGCGCTCCAGTAAGTGACGGCAAGAGCTACAAAGGTAACTTAGCCAATGTAATGAGAAACGATAGCTGGGGTAATTGGTCAAGCGAAGAAACTTATCCTGGCCTTACTAATCCTTATGCCAAGGGCGTTGATGCAACTTGGACTATGAAGGGAGAAAAAGGCGTAGATAAAGAAACTGATGGTTTGGTATTCGATGCCGAAGGCGATAAGACATGGCCTGGCTTAACTAATCCATATTGTCCAAAAGCCGAAACGCCACAAAGCTACAAAGCAAAAACTGATAACTTAGTTATAGATCAGTAATAAACGTTAAATAGAAAAGCCAGGAGTACTCCTGGCTTTTTTTATTTTTATTTCAAAAAACAACTATATAACCAATAGATATTTTGTTGCAAAGGAATCAATATATGAATCAAACTGTAATGTTATTAGAAGATTGTTGCGACGGCACTTGTTTATTTGTAGACCTTAATGAATCCAATGTTGAAAAAGGTTTAATAAAATTTAGAGGTAAATTTCAAGAAGCCGAAGCTGTAAATAAAAACAAAAGAATGTATCCGTTTGCTGTTCTCGATGAGAATGTGCAAAAATTAACAGAGGTTGTAAAAGCCCGTGGATTAGTAGGCGAACTCGATCACCCAACTGATTCTATTATCCATTTCAAAGAAGCATCACATATTATTACGAAATTAGTATGGGAAGGAAATATTCTTAATGGCGAAGGAGAAATTCTTAATACAGCACATGGCAGACAATTAAAAGCATTAATTAGTGATGGAGTAAGAGTTGGTATTAGTAGTCGTGGTGTTGGTAATGGAAAAGTTAATGAAAATGGAATCCTTGTAATTAGTGAAGGTTATAAATTAATTACATTTGATGCTGTAGCTGATCCCTCAACATTTGATGCTTATCAGCAACGTGTAACTGCTGCTAAAAGAGAAAATGTAATAGTTCCAAAAAATTTTGAAGATTATGTTACAAAAAATGAAACTAAGCGCATAGATAAAATAAGTAAAGAAGCAGTAGTAGCTGCTTTTAGTGGAATTATTAAAGAACACAAAGATAAAATTTTAGAGAGGTTAAAATAAAATGAGTAAAGTTATCGAAGCCCTTAAGAAACTCCTTCCTGAAGAAAATCTTACTGAAGTAGCTTCTACAGTTGAAGGCATGCTGTCTGAGGCTAAGCAAGAATTAGAAACCGAGTTTAATAAGAAACTTGAAGAAGCTTACTCAGAATTAGCAAACGAATTAACCAACGCAGAAAAAACTGCTGTTGAAGGTTACGAACAAGCCTTTTCAATTATAACCGATCTTCGTAATCGCATTGATACTCAGAAGACCGAAATGGAAAAGGTAATGTACACAGGTTTCGAAGAAGCATATCAAATGATCGAAACCGAAAAGAAAAAGACCAGTTCTCTTGAAGTAGATGTATATGACGAATATGACAAGAAACTTCAAGAAATGACAGAATATATTGTTGATCGTGTTGACGCTTTCTTGCAAGAGAAGGGCGCTGAAATTTATGAACAAGCCAAGAAAGACGTTCTTAATGACCCACGTATGGCGGAACATAAAGTCGCTTTAGACAAGATCGTAGACATCACTGCTACCTATCTATCAGACGAAGATATGCACCTCGCTACTTCCAGTAAGTTAGAAGAAGCTAGCAAGAACATCGAACACTTGAATGCTCAGATCAAGATGATGGAAGCTCGCAGTATTAGACTTGATAATGAAAATCGTAAACTCAACGAATCAGTTCGCAAGAGTGCAGAAATGCTTAATGAGAACAAAGTTGTTGAGAAGAAAGAAAAAGTACAGAAAGCCAAGAATGTATCGGGGAGAGGGCATGTAGTAACAGAAGAAACCGTTGTTATTGCGGAACATAACAACAAGGACGCTACAGCCAATAAAGTAGAAGATACCGATGTATTAGTAGAAGGTTTAGGAATGGATAAAGAAACCCTAAACGCTTTAGCTGGTACACAGAAAGCAAATTAAGTTTTTTAAAATAATTTTGGAGTAAAAGAATATGAATGCTAATGCTAGATTTTTAAATGAAGCCCGTGAATTAGAGGGCAAATGGGCAAGAACAGGTTTGCTCGAAGGTATTGGGGACTACGACAAGAAGGGCGTATTCAAAGAGAACAAACATGATCGTGCTGCTGCTGCCGTCTTGTTCGAGAACCAAAGACTTATGAATGAAGTCTCCACCGATACTGGCGATATTGCACAGTTCAAGAGAATTTCTATTCCTCTTGTCCGTAGAATTTATCCTCAGTTAATCGCCAATAAGATCGTATCAGTACAGCCACTCTTAGGCCCAACTGGTTTGGTCTACTACCTTCGTTTCCGTTATTCAAGTAACAAGGGTAGCGTTCGTGGTATGGATAATAACGGTGGCTTCCCAGGTGATGATGTAAACTCATTGATGCAGGGTGCAGATGGTACAGCACACCTCTCAAATATGTATTCTTCACAATTTGTGGAGAACGAAACTACCAGCACAGACCCAGGCGTAATCGCTATTGCAACATACGCCCCTCTCGAACACACACCAGTTCTCCCAGGAACTATGACTGGTACAGTGTTTGATGGCGCAGTCGCAATTCAGACTTTCACCGTGTCTGCTAGCACTGGTACTTTCACCTTCAACCCAGCCGCTCCTGCTGGCGCTCATGCCACAGCCGGTTCTCTTAATGTTACAACTGGTGAAGTAACTATTACTTGGTCCGCTCCTGCTGGCCCAAATCATTTAGTTACAAGCTACGAATATAATATGGAATGCAATCAAGATTTACCAGAAATTAATCTTGTGGTCGAAAGTGAGGACATTACTGCTAAGACTCGTAAGTTGAAGGCAGTTTGGTCATACGAAGCTCAGCAAGACCTTCGCTCTCAGCACAATCTTGACGCTGAAGCCGAATTAACAGCAGTCCTTGCTCAAGAAATTAACCTTGAAATCGACCGTGAAGTATTAACCGACCTTCGTAATAATGCCGGTACAGTAGCAGCTTGGGATTACGCAACTGCCCTTGGCGAAACCGTTAAGGAAAAGTATGAATCCCTCTATGTAAAAGTTGTAGAAGTAAGTGCAGTTATTCACAGAAAGACCTTACGTGGTGGTGCAAACTGGATCGTAACTTCCCCTGAAGTTGCATCTATCTTTGAAACCGCAACAGCCGGTTTTGCTCCTGCACCTTCTGAAACTTTCACAAGCAGCTTGGGCATTCAGTATGTAGGCACAGTAAACAACCGTTGGAGATTATATAAAGACCCACTCTTCCTTACTAACCAAATCTTAATGGGTTATAAGGGTGATTCTTATATGGACTCTGGATATTTTTACTGCCCATACGTTCCTCTTACTCAAACTCCAGTTGTTCTCGATCCTGAGAGCTTCTGCCCACGTAAGGGAATTTTAACTCGATACGGCAAGAAATTATTGCGTGAAGGAGCCAAGTTCTACGCAAGAATGACAATTGCTAATTTTGTGATATGATTTTTACACTGCTGCTATAATCAAGCAGACATAAAACCCAACAGGATTTTCCTGTTGGGTTTTGTTGTTTTATTCTTTATCTTCCCACACTATAACACGATCAGAAGCTAATTGCCACTTTTTTTAGGCATTACATCCCCATACTTTTCCAAGTTAGTTTTTTTAGTTTTTTCTTTAGCCGCATCTGTTTTTGCAGGGTTGGCGAGTTTAAGCCAACAAGGTCTACAGATATGCTTGCTGTCATTCTTTTTAAAGTTTTTGTCAGCGTCCTTCCATTTCAAAACATATTCTTTGCCACAACAATCGTACTTTATACGAACTTTTGTTGTAGTTAAAAGATTCTCGGAAATTTCTTCAATGTACATAAATGCTCCTCCTTTTTGTATGTGAGTTTTCCAAATTTTGAAAAACCAATGCTTTTTTTAAAACTAAATCATAAATACTACATGGCTAATTTATCCCCCGCAATTACATTTCAGGTTGATATAATCAATCGTAGTAACCTTAATAGTAATTTACCTGATACTTTTGCTGATACAATCAGTCAGCAGGGTGTTGCTACAATATGGATTGAAGGCGTACCACAAGCTTTAAAACAAGGCGATATTTTCACCTTATATGGCAAAGAAGCTGTACGTATCAAACAACTTTATATTGATGGCAATTTAGGAATGCTTAAGCTTTATACTGCACCTAAGGTAATTTATATATTTACTAACGACAATTATGTTGATTATGTGCGTGAACCTGGCGATAGTGTTTCGCATGAAGTTAATAATCTTATTGCAAGTCTTGGAACTTTTGAAATAACGCCTATTAAATTTAGAGGCATTAGTGCAGCTAGTTGGACAGCAGTAGCAGAAGCAGCAGACGTTATATTAATTCCAGAGTTAGAAGAAAATGATTTAGACCCGGACTTAAGCAGTGATTCAAAAACTATAATTAGAAATTTCGTAAGTAATGGTGGAACTTTTGTGATGTTTGAGCCTGAAAGTGGGGATTTAATTACTGTTCTAAATGATATTTTTAGTTTTAGTTTAGATACGAATAATGCTGATGAGCCTTTTACATTAACCACAGATGGACGCACTCTTTTCCCAGGATTATCTCCAACACTTCCAGACAACAATGGGTCTGATGCGTTAGATACTACTACATTACCTGCTGGCTCGACTACCATTTATTCTGGAGATGGCTCAAATGAGTCTATTGTAACTTTAATGCCTTATGGCAGTGGCAAAATATATGTAATGGCATGGGATTGGTATGATGCTGCTCCGATTGGTGAGCAAGATGGGGGATGGAACTCTGTACTTCAACAAATAATCATCTAAGGAGAATTATGTTTACTCTAGAAATTTTGGCCAAAGATTTAAAAGAATTTGACGATAGGCTTAATGAGGCCAATATTGTTTACCGTATTGTTGGTAAAAGTGACGATGGTACTAAAAAGACACTTAAGTTTAAAAAACAAGAGCAGTTAGATGCGGCTCAACTTATCTACACAGACATGACTAAACTTCCAGATAAATAATCATTTTTTACTCTTCCACATTTTTATAGTTGTCATTATAATCAAAATAATGACAACTAAGGAATTATTAGAAATTTTAGATCGTACAAAATCAATGGATCGTTATAGGGAGGCTAAAAATCCTCCTCCAAAGCCGATTACTGCTAAACCTATCATAAATTGGAAAGTGAGAAAAGCTTTGAAAAACAGCATATTTAAGAAATATCTTATCATAATTGCCTGTCTTCTTGGAATTATAGTTTTATTTGTAATTACTCCTTTATGGGCAGTTTATCCTCCTTATGGCAAAGCTGTATTACTTACGATACCTCCAATTCTCTTTATTTGTATTACATGGATGTTAGGCTGTTGGTGGGCCTATGATAAGGATAGACAGTTATTTTTTGCTATTAATATGGGAGGTATAGGTATTAGGCTTAGTTTTGGATTGATGTGGACTATTTTTGTTTTTAAGATTCCAGACATAGATCATGAGATGTTTGTATTTGCTTTAATGGCAATGTGGGTACTATTCACCATACCGGAGATAGGTATGGTGAATGAATTTTCTAATAAACTGGAAGCTACTGCTGAATTAGAGCCAACTGACTAGCACTTTTTGTCTTTGCCCTTTACGAACTTTTCGAATGGCTTTTCTTTCTTAGCCTTTTCGATTTTTTCTTTATGTTCTTCTGGTTCGCCTTCTTCATCGTCACCATCAAGGTCTTCGCCAGTTTCTTCTTCAGCATCTTCGACATCTTTTACATCTGCGTCGAACATTTTTTTCTTAGCTTCATAAAATTGTTGCCAGGTATTCATATAATTATATAGCAATTTAATAGATATTTTATGCTAAATTTTATTGAATGGCTCAAGAAAGTTAAGGAAGCTTCAATCCCATATGACCCTAATTTAGATATAAGTGGTAGTGCAGGAGGATGGTGGGGTGCGCCTGGGAGTGGAGTAAAACATAAAAAACGTAAAAAGAAGAAGAAAAAGAGCTAGTATTTTTTCCAGAAATTGATATTTTTCTGTTCTATGGCGGGCTATCATTTGACTGAGATCAAGCGTGGCGAGTATGGAGAGCTTTCTAAGGTCGCTGAAGAGGTTTTAGAGGCAATTGATGCACAAGACCAAGCAAACCCCGTAATGGTCCTTATAGAGCTTTCTGACGCTATAGGAGCAATAGAAGGCTATTTAGACAAACATTTCGATAGAAAAATTAATCTAGGTTCCGCTACCCCTGTACCGTAAATCCATATAAAGCCTGAGTTTGCTAATAATCTTAAACCATATGAACCCACTTCTATCCCATTCATCATAATGTCTTTATTTACAACAGCGTTTTCCAAAAGTCAAGCATTGAGATTGGAACTGTAAAATTAAATTCTGTATTGCAAATTTCATCATAAACGTTATTTTGAATGAACGGTTATTGTGACCAAAGGAGAGATTTATGTTTCGTAGAACTTTCTTGACATCATTTCTTGTATCTTTAGTTCCCACTTCAATTTTCAACAAATTTTTGGGAAGACCTGATGAGGATTCCAAGGATGATTATTGGATTCCTTTGACTCCAATAAATCCAAAGAATTTACCTTTGGTAGAAATTGAAACATTACCTGACTCATTGGGATGGAAATTAACTAAAAAATTCGAAGGTGCTCTCGAAAATTGGAAAGTAATTAGAAATGACAAACACTTTGGCTTAGATGAATACAGATGCACTAGAGTATGGTTAAATAAAAAGGATGCAATGGCTGGATTCTCTTCAAATGGTCGAACATGCGTGTATTGGGGAGAAGTTTCACTTAGACAATCTAGATGGACTGACGAATATAGTCAAATAACATCTTCATTATTTTCTCCTACTGATGTCGCTAATTATATAGCTTTAGACTATCATGATTGCTATTCGTCTAAAAATGTTAAACTAAAAAACGCTTAAATTTTTGAAGGAGCATAGTTATGTTAATGACTGGTTATATTCACAATATGATTGACAATAAATTGAATTTCAAGGATTTTGTATATTCATGTGCAAGAGCTTTTACGCCTTTAATATTAATGCGTGAAGACCCATTGAACGCTCCCATTCCTGATAAATTCGATCATGACGAATATCATTCTAAAGAATTAGATAAAGTAAGAAAAAAATATAAAATGTTATCTTCAATGGACTCGCAAGAACAATTGGCTTATGGTAAAAAAACTAAAGCTAAACTTGTCAAGATTTATGAAGAAAGTTTGGCTTTAGCAGAAGATAATTTTAAAAAAGTTTCAGCAATGTTGAAGAAAGTAGAAAACTGGAAGCCGCCATCTAAAGATCATGAACCACTTAAGGCTTACATGATTAACCAGTTAAACGAGTCTAGGGATATTAAATATGAAAGAGAAGCCTTGGTAGGAGTAGAAATAAGAAGCGAGCAAAGCTTTTATGATGCAGATTTAGATATTAGCAAGCGAGATATAAAGTACCACACTGAAAAACGAATAGAAGAAATAGAACGAACTACAGCAAGAAATCTTTGGATTAAATTATTAAAGGAAAGTGTAGAAAATGAATGCTAATGACTTAAGAGATAAAATTAATGGATGGCTTATAAATGGGCTGAATGAAGCAGATGCAGAAGAATTTTATTCTGAACTAACCAAAGAGGAACAACAAGTTTATTATGAAATGTCGAAAGATTATCCTCCTATGGATTGGGATAAATACATGGGAAATAATCATGAAAAAATCCCTCGATCTCACAGTTTTAAATTTGGAGGGGTTAGTTTCAAAAAACATTTAGAAAAGCCACTAAGTAAAGAATTGTGGGAGGATTTGACTAAAAAACTACAAATAAATGGCCTTTGTATTTATAAGCCTGGAGACGGCATATGGTATATAGACTTTGGTTGTGGTCATACTGATATAACTTTAGATGAAAAAGGATTAGTTAAAGACATTGACTATTCGCCCTATATGAAAGGGAAGTTCGCATAAATGGCCTATATAAATGAAAAAAGATAAATTAATAAAACTTAGTTTTGCTATGATTGATTTTCCTAATTCTCGTAGAGCTAAACATTTTAGTTTCATATTAATAAGAAATAAAGTAGTTAGTATGGGATGGAATATGGGTTTTAAAACTCATCCTTTAGCTCACAAAATGGGTCACAGATACGATTCGATTCATAGTGAATTACATTGCATTAAAAAATTTCCACATCCAGTTTCCGAGTTAGCAAGATGTAAATTATTTAATGTAAGGGTAAACAGAAAAGGCAAGGTTAGATTATCTAAGCCTTGTCTTAAATGTCAAAAGTTATTGGAAATATTCAACTTACGGGAAGTTTGGTATACTTTAGATGGCGGAGAATTTAAACAGTTAACTTAATTCTCATTTTCCAATTCAACAGACCAATAAACAGAATCTAGCCACTGTTTCCAACTCTCATAATGAATTTCTCCGATTCTCAAGTTATAATTTGGCTTATGTGGTTCTTTGATATTAATATACCAAACTTTTTTATCATTTCTAAATTCTACAACATAATAAGTAACTGCCTTACCATTTTCCATTATCAAATTTTTCTTAGGAACATGATTGGCTTTACAAGTGTTGCATGAAACGCAAGCAAGACAAATGTTTTCCCATATAGTTTTGCCTCCAGCAGATTTTGGGATTATATGGTCCATGCTAAGTTCGCTTAGTGGAAATTTCTTTTTACAATATTGGCACTTATTATTATCTCTTTTGAATATAGTTCTTCTAGAAAATTTAATTTTTTGAGAAGGAAGTTTATCGTACTTATTAAGCTTTATAATTTTAGGAATACGAAAATTATTTCCTACAGTAACAATTTTATCTTCATCATCTTTTGGCCGTATTTCTGCCCATTGCTTCCATGTATGCGGAGTATGATCGTCATCTATAACTTCGGCTTTAGCATGTCCAAAAAGCATAATTATTGCTTTTTGTAAAGTGGTCACACCAATTGCAACCATATTCTTATTAAGGACCAAAACTTTTCTTTGATTTAATTTCATTTTTCTGCCTATTTAACATGGTTTTATACATTTTATTTATTGACCATTTCATATAATTAAAAGTATATAAACTACTTTAGTATTATATGAAAAACTTTTGGTTAGATCAACTCCGAATAGGGAGATGTGTTAAATATAATGGACCTGACATTGCGATTCAGGGATTGATTGGCATGGTTACTAATATACTAAATTCATGGGTAAATGTAACCTTTATTAAAAAAGGAAATAGCATAACTGTTACTGTAGAAAAAGAATATTTAGAAATAATACGAAATTAATAAATAATATTGACATTTTAATTTTTAACTGATAGGAGAGTGGTATGGAAAAAGCATATCTTCTTGTTGATTTTAGAAAGTTGAGATGCGAGAATTGTATGGTAGCTATATCTAATGTACACGATGAATGTTGTTGGGGCTGTGGTGCTTTTTTTGAAGAAATTGATTCAAATCATATTGGCATGGCAAATAAAATCCGTAAGATAAGAGGAATTCCTGAGAAAGAAGAAACAAGGTATCCTGAAGAACTTTACCCAGAAATGGTATCCTCATGAACTTTTGTCAATGTACAATGAGCAAGAATAACCTATTCCAGACATCTTGGATTCCCGAAAGGTTCGCCAAAGTAGGTAAAATTCTAAAATTAAAAGAAAATGGCGTATGGGATGATGGCTGGAAGGTAGAAACTATTGGCTTCCCAAGAGAAGAAAGTAAATTGCCAGATTACAGGAGCCTTATTAAATCTCATCTAAAAGCCACTGGAGATAAGGTCAAGTGACTAATGCCAGATGGATATCAAAAGGTAAAGATTGGTATGATGAAGGCACAGAAGCATTTTTATTATTTCCTATCACAAACGAATGTGGATTGTTCATTGGTATGAAAGACGGCAAAGAAGATGAAGAAACATGTTGTTTTGACGAATTTTATATTTTAGGTTATGGGTCTGAGTAAAAATTCCAGATTGACAATTCCGATTTGATTAGTATAATAATTACAATGATTGTTTTAAAAATACGTCACTAACACAAGAGGGATTTATGGTTCAGACTGAAAAAATGGCTCAATTTTGCAAGCAATTCCACCAGCAAAACAAAGTTTTGAAGCGATACGTAAGGAACAGAAAGCAACTTCCTGTAGGTGTTCTAGTTGCATTCAAACGCCCAACCGACAGTCAAATTGTAATTGGTTGGAGCAAATGTCACATGAGTATGGATACTTTTGATAAGCATATGGGCACCTATGTTGCAATTAATAGGGGTCTTGTTCACCCTATTGAAAAAGATTCGGATGTACCACAAATTGTCAGGAAATCTCTTGAAACTTTTCGAGAAAGGGTCAAGAAATATTTCAAATTGAAGTAATACTATGAAATGTTATGGATGTGGTATAGAAAAAGACTTGGACAAGGAAGAAATTTATCCTTATCCAGAAGATCAAAGATTAACAACTGATCCTATACCGCCATTATATAGGAGGATTTATGGGGCTTCTTGATAAAGTGAATAAGGCTAAAAAAGAAAAAGAAGATTACGAGAAAGAAAAAACTCGTAAAGAAAAAGAGGAAAGAGATAGAGAGAGTAGCTATCAAAAGCAACTCTGCAAATGTGTTAGTGAAGCTTTAGACGAATTAGACGGTCATAAGGAATGTAAGGTTACAAAAAATGAAAATATGAATGAGTGGACTATCACTAAGAAAGGCAATTGTCTTGCTAAAGTCAAAGTCACATATGGCACATGGGAAAATCCTAATTATGATTATAAAGTAGAAGAATCTGGTTATTATATTGTTTGGGAAATTAATCCTGATTCATATAGAAGTGATAATTATTCTTATAGAGATTCTGGCTATCGGCATGGGGCGGCACATTACAAGGGCTACTTCGCCGACTCGTTTGCTAGAGATATAGCTGAATTTATTTAAGGATATATAGCTTGCTGGTTTTTACATGAATTAGCTGTTAATTAGTCCGAGAGCGGATTACATTTCTTACGGGCACCGCTGGAGGTTGTGGGTAATCCCACTTAACAGTGAAAAAGGTAGGGTTTGTTGCCCTACATTTTGCAGAAGGTGCTATCCTAAATCTGGATATGAAGTAGGTTCAAATCTGTTGTCTGCTACTTCTGGAAGTTGATCGAAAGGAATTCTTGGCATTAGGGAAAGCCAACAATTTTCTCCGATCCACATATCCGGGTCAAGAAGCTGGAAACACTTATGACATACTACAACAGCCCTATATCCGCCATTTTCAGCATTGGCTTGGCACTCCTCATATTTAATTTCTTTACACCGATCTAACAAGATAACCAAAGAAATATCGCAATTTCTGTTGTAGTTTAGGCAAAATTGTGCGGCAGACTTTAAAACAGGCAGTATATCATCTAAAGGCAAAACAGTCTTACACTTTGAACAAATAGCTTTTTCCACCGCATGTATTACACCAGAGCCAATATCTACACAACCGCCGCAACTACAACCAATCCTCCATGAATAAACCTTATGTAAAGGCACAGAAATAGTAGCTTTATCATTCATCTTTTTCCCCTATATTTGAATAGTAGAAAGAACTTTCTTAATATGAGTTGCAGTCTCTTCTGCTTGATTCTTGGTAGCAGGAGACGTACTTTGAGCTACAGCAGCATTTCTCAATATACAATCCACATAAGTCCCATTTTCTTTACAGATAATTCCAAATTTCTTGGCAGTAATAAATGGATCGCCTTGTACGACCCCCTTCTTAGCACATGCCATTTTTAATCTTGAAACAAGTGCTTTGTAATATTGAATTATTGCCAAGTCATAATGATCGCCTAACATCATTTCCTTGGCACGCTTCAAGGCATACATTTCTTTATCTACCAAGAATTCAATTCTACTTGCCCAATCTCTTTTGGCTAGGTGACGCCTTACAAAGAATCCACAATAAATCCACATAAATATCCAAAACAACAAGATACAAACCGTAATAACGGGAACACTAATATGATATTTAACTAAAACTCCTTGTTGAATCAAAATCCCTTCTAATAAAGTAGATAAATACATGCCTAAATAAAAAGGTGCCGTAAGCATTGCCGCCCCATAAAAATAATTACCTAGCTTTTGGCTTAAGGCAGATGGATTTTCATTTACAAAATCTGTAGCATAGAAATAAACAGCCAGAGCTAAGAATATACCTATAGCTATAAGGGCATAAGACAAAGGAATGACCACATCCATATAAGTAAAGCTAATTTCATCGAAGTAATGAAAAAATGGATGTAAAGCAAAAATAGTAGCTAATAAACTTAGCGTAAAATGCATTTTTGTTCGCAGATGTTCATTACCGTTCATAAGTCCTCCTATGAATAGATTTTACCACACAATTTTGATTTTTCAATACCAATTCAATGCTTCCATTATATTTTATTTGAAAATAAAAGCAATGTTACTATATTAATTTAACAAAATGACTAATTTTATTTTTAATTTTAGACGCACATTTCTATTTTAATAAAAGTTATTTTTTAAATAGGAGATAAACATGAAAATTGTAGAAAACGTTGCAAGAAGCCTGTGGGACATCATGAGGAACTTTGATGAAGGTAGGTGGCATCTTCCCTCTCACCAACGCAAACTAGTCTGGTATGCAGGTAAAATGAAGCAGTGGTTCAAAGATTTGATTCAACTTTACAAAGAGGGTGGAGCCACTGTGCCTGGTTGTGTAATTATTTACGAATTACCTGGCAATCCTAAAATTTATTTAAATGATGGGGCACAAAGAGTATATTGGACTATTATGCAGTTCATAAGTTATTGCAAGGAAAAAGACCTAAACTGGAAGGATATTTTACAATCAGTCACAATAACCGTGCAAAAAGTAGAATATCGTGATATTAGCGAGGCTATTCGATGCTTTATCCAAATTAACTATGGCACAACAGCAACGCCTTGTGAATTAACTAGAACTATGTTTTGTGAAACTTTCGATGATTTCACTACTTATTGGGAGCCAAAATTGGAAAAAATACATGAAGCAATAAAATTGGCACTATTAGAACAGGGATGTGAAATTGAAGATCGAAATGAACAACGTGAGCTAGGTCACAAAAGGAAAAGAGATGAGTATCATATGTTTTGGAAATTTATATCTGGTGATACCACTCAGTTCTCGCCACAAGTTGCACTATCTAACTTGCGTCCCGATCAGTGGGACAAACAAACCAAGCTAGAAAAAAATTTATTAGAAGAACTCAAAAAGATTAGCTACGCAGATATTGATGCCTCAATCACAGAGTTTGAAACTTTTATCAAAAACTACGCCGCACTATACAGACAAATATGGCTAGAGAACAAGCCAGCAACGGAAGCACCTTCAAACGTTCATTTCAGATGGTGGTTAACAGTGGTTATTTATTTATACAATAACGAAATAAAGCTAGAAACAATTAGAACATTCACAGAAAAACTTATAAAACAAAGTGATGGTCGAACTACTTTGTTCTATGAAAACGAAGAAAATAAAAGATGTAATTGTAATACAGCTATGTCAAAACTTCATCAGTTAGGAATGATATCTAACATCATTGGCTTAGATGCTAGCCTCTTAGGATATACTCCAAAAAGAAGAAAAAAGAAAAAAAGGAACTTAAGAGTTGGATTTAACGAAAGTCATGTTAAAAATTTCTCAACCAATGGAAATGGAGATACTTTGGCCGAAAACGCCGTAGAAAATATTCACAGATCGGCCCGTAACATGTCTTCTGTTGAAGAAGAAAGATTAAAAGCCATTACATAAAGTAGTACAAACATAGAACCCTGACTTTAAGCAGGGTTCTATGTTTGATTAATTAAATATTATAATGAATATATCAAAAGACTTCATAGAGACAGAATACAAGAACAAGGGAATTAATCAAATTGCTAAAGATAATAAAAAATCCGCTAAACTTATAAGAAAACTACTTATAGAGTACGGAATTAAAATAAGACCTTCTAATAAAAATAGGCACAAAGATATAAATCTCATAGGAATGACTTTTTCTGATTGGAAAGTCATAGGAGAAGGAAAAGATAAATTTACTTACTTATGTGAATGCCAAGGTTGTAAAAAACAAAAATTAGTTAGAACTAATCATCTTATTAGTGGGGCCAGCAAGCTTTGTAAAAGCTGTTGCCATAAAGGAAGCAAAAGCACTAGATGGAAAGGATGTGGAGAAATTACTGGCAGCTATTGGAGCAGATTACTCATTGGCGCTGAAAAAAGAAAAATTATTGTAACTATATCAATAGAGCATCTTTGGGAATTGTTTTTAATTCAAGGCAAAAGATGTATGTTATCTAAATTACCTATATCGTTTTCAGATAAAACTGCCTCTGTAGACCGAATTGACTCAGATAAAGGGTACATAGAAGGAAACATTCAATGGGTACATAAAACAGTAAATAAAATGAAAAATGATATACAACAAGAAGAATTTATAAAATTATGCAAATTAATAACAATCAATCAAAATATTTAGTAGTCCCTTCCATAAGGCATCAATGTATTAAAGATTTTATTAAATCATGGGAGGACCAACTAAAAGAAGTCGAGCTTATAGTTGTCGAAGATAATCAAGAAAAAAGTTTTGATATTGATATAAAACACCACTATTCTTGGAAAGAAATTGACGAAGATTTAAAAGAAGATTCGTGGATCATTTCGAGACGGGACAGTGCCATAAGAAGTTATGGATTTTTAATGGCATACAGAATGGGGGCAAAATATATATTTACTTTAGATGATGATTGTTACCCCATAAAAGGAGATAACTTCTTTGACGCACATATTTCTAAGCTAGAGAATGCACAACAATGGACAGAACTAATATTAGGCGTTAGAACTAGGGGTATTCCATATAAAAATCTTGGCACACTAAAAAATGTAGTTGCAAATATAGGCGTATGGACAAATATCCCAGATCATGATGCCGTCCAAAGTCTAAGTTTAGGAGAAATAGATAAATTTTATCCTCCAAAAAACACAGATAGAATAATGCCTGTAGGACAATATTTCCCTTTTTGCGGAATGAATTTTGTTTTCAAAAGAGAAGTAGCGGTTTTGGCTTATTTTGCATTGATGGGAGAAAAAAGTCCATTTAGACGTTTTGACGATATATGGTTCGGTATAATTTTCAAAAAAATATGCGATCATTTAAATTTACTTATTAATTGCGGAAAACCATTTGTAGAGCATATTAAAGCAAGTAATCCATTTGTAAATTTAGTAAAAGAAGCCCCAGGTATTCAATATAACGAAACTTTTTGGGAGGTTATTGAAAAAATCAGTTTGACCAAATTTACACCAATTGAATGTATGAAAGAAGTTGGAGAATCCCTAGCTGACCAGTCTGATTCCTATTTAAAAA